AGCAAGTGTCAGGCACTGTGCGCGAGGGGTGAGTTTATGCCCTGGCGTGGACCAGAAGTCGAGGGCGAGTTCCCCACCCTGGGGTACGAGGTTGGCGAGTGGATCGAAGCGCACTGTGTGATCCCGGACGGGTACCGGCAGGGTGAGCCGTACCGGCTGACCGACGAGATGTGGAACTTCCTGCTCCACTTCTACCGCCTGTACCCGCACGCGGCGCCGTGGCCGTCGCCGGACAACCTGCGGTTCACCGGCGCCCAGCTGCGCCGGTCGCAGAAGTGGGGCAAGGACCCCTTCGGTGCGGCGATGATCTGGGCTGAGGCGTTGGGCCCGACTCGGTTCGACGGGTGGAACGCGGCCGGCGACCCCGTCGGCTCCCCCTACCCCACCCCACTGATCGTGTGCCTCGGCACGTCCGAGGAGCAGACCGACAACACCTGGCGTCCATTCGTTGCCATGGGGCAACTAGGCCCGTTGGGTGACATGACCGGCCTCGACATCGGCCTGACGCGGTGTGTGCTGCCGGGTGGCGGGAAGGTGGAGCCGGTGACGACGTCGGCGAAGGCCCGGCTGGGTGCCCCGTTGACGTTCCTCACGATCACCGAAAGCCACCTGTTCACGCTGCAGGGCGGGTACCGCAAAGTCGCCGGCGCGGTGAAGCGGAACGTCGCCGGTATGGACGGCCGGTGGTTGGAGCTGACGAACGCGTGGGACCCGACGGAGGGTTCCGAGGCGCAGATCACCAACGACAACCCCGACGACCGGGTCCTGGTCGATTCAGTCGAGTCCTGCCGGGTCGAGGACCTGAATAACGACGACGAGCTGTATGCGGAACTGCTGCGCCAGTACGGCGACAGCGCCCTCGAACGTGGTGGCTGGGTGAATATCCGGGGTCGGATCATGCATGAGGTCCGCTCCCCCCGCCACATGGAAGCGGACCGGCGCCGATTCTTCCTCAACGAGATCGTCGTTGGCGAATCGGTGTTCGTGGACCCCATCAAGTGGGATGCCCTCGCCGGCCCGGAGGAGCTGCGGGCTGGGGAGAAGATCGCTCTCGGGTTCGACGGCGCGAAGGTTCGGGACGCCACTTCGTTGATCGCGGCCCGGATGTCGGATGGGAAGCTTTTTCACCTTCGGACGTGGGAACGACCGGACAATGTGGTGTCGTGGAAGGTGCCGTCCGAGGAAGTCAACGCCACCGTCGAGGACGCGTTCGAGGCGTACGACGTGACGCTGCTGTTCGCTGACCCGTACCGGTGGCAGGACTACCTGGATGCGTGGTCGGGGCGGTGGCCGAAGCAGATCGTGGAGTTCCCCACGAACGTCGAGATGCGCATGGACAAGGCGATCGAGCGGTTCACGACGGCGTTCGCCGCCGGCCAGCTCACCCACGACGGCGACGAGATCCTCACCAAGCACTGCAAGAACGCGGTGCTGGTCAAGGGCGCCCGGAAGAAGCCCCGCCCGGGTGAGGAAGAGGAACTCGGCCAGCACTACCTGAAGATGGCCAAGCGCGGCACCGGTCAGCTCATCGACGCCGCCGTGGCTGCAGTCCTGGCGTACCACGCCCGCGGACAGGCCATTGAGGACGGCGCGTTGGTGGAGGAGCCGGTGCAGGAGTTCTTCGCGGCGTGGCGGTGACGGGCGACCGCAGCGACGTCGCTACTAGCACGCCCCAACCAAGCCCAGGCGTGGTCGCTGCGGTTCTTACCTGGCTGTCCGGGCCCGTCACCGCTACAGGCGGTGGGTGACCGCGGCCACGTGACCGCTGCACACGCCCAACCAGCCCGGCGTGGTTTACCGCGGTTCTTGACCCTGGCTGTCCGGACCCACCACCTTGCGAAGGCCTCACGTCATTGCCCTCGCTGTCCAGGATCACGACTGGGTCGATCCTGATGCCCGCATCACGTTCGCGGCACTCGGTGTCCGTCAGTACCTGGCTGAGTCGGGCCGAGGTGTTGGAGGCGCGGGGTTTGCCTCCCCGTCTTACCCGGTTTAAGTCCCGGCGGCCCTTGCAGTCGGGGTCATGCCTACTCACCCCAGCCCGACAGAGTCCAACTCTATCACCGCTTAGCTATCTGGAGGTATCCGTTGGGCCTCCGAGACGCGCTCCGGAACTGGTTCTTCGACCCGCCCGCGGAGCGTTCCATCACCACGGTCGACGATTACCTCGCGGCCACGTCGGAATTCTGGTTCAACGGGCACGCCTACCCCATCACCGGTGTCGGGATCCAGCAGACCTTGGCCGGGGAGAAGGCCGAGCGGATCACCAACTCGTTGGAGTCGTACGCCACGCAGGCGTTCGCCGCGAACGGTGTGGTGTTCGCGTGCATGGCTGTGCGGCAGCTGGTGTTCTCGGGGATCCGGTTCCAGTACCAGCGGCTGAACAAGGGCCGCCCGTCGACGATGTTCGGGATGCCGTCGCTGACACTGCTGGAGAAGCCGTGGCCCGGCGGCACCACCCAGGACCTCCTGGCTCGCGTCATCCAAGACGTCGACTTGGCCGGTAACTCGTACTGGACGGTCGTCGACGGGCAGCTCGTGCGGCTGCGCCCGGACTGGGTCGACATCGTCCTCGCGCCGATGCGGATGCAGGGCGCCACCGTCGGGTGGCGGCGGGTCGGGTACCTGTACACCGAGGGCGGTCAGCACTCCGGGAACGACTCGGTGGCGTTGCTGCGCGACGAGGTCGCCCACCACGCCCCCATGCCCGACCCCCTTGCCACGTACCGGGGAATGTCGTGGTTGACGCCGGTGGTCCGGGAGATCCAGAACGACCAGCTGATGACCACGCACAAGCGGAAGTTCTTCGAGAACGGCGCCACCCCGAACATGGTCATCAAGGGCATCGAGGCGCGCTCCAACGAGGAGTTCCTGAAGAAGGTCGAGATGATCGAGGGCTCCCACTCGGGGGTCGCGAACGCCTACCGCACCCTGTACATGACCCCGGGTGCGGACGCGACTGTGGTCGGCCGGGACATGAAGCAGCTCGACTTCAAGGTCGTGCAGGGTGCCGGTGAGACGCGGATCGCGGCGGCGGCCGGGGTGCCACCGGTCATCGTCGGCCTGTCCGAGGGTTTGCAGGGGTCCAGCCTGAACGCCGGTAACTACGGTCAGGCGCGGCGCCGGTTCGCGGACGGCACGATGCACCCGTTGTGGCAGAACGCCGCCGGCAGCTTCGAGCACCTGGTGCCGCCGCCGGGCCCGGCGCAGCGGTTGTGGTACGACTCCCGCGACGTGCCGTTCCTGCGGGAGGACCGCGACGCTGCGGCGAAGATTCAGCAGGCGCAGGCGGCCACCATGCGGCTGCTGGTTGATGGTGCGTGGAAGCCGGAGTCTGTTGTGGCTGCGGTCGACGCGGAGGACTGGGGCCTGTTGGAGCACACGGGTATCCCGACCGTTCAGGTGCAGAACGTCAACCCGCCTCACCCGGCGGACGACAACGACGGCGACGCGGACCAGACCGACGTCACCGACGACGAGGCCTAGCGGGCGGCCCGCGCGCCCCATGACGGGGTTACACCGTCTCAGCACTCTTCTTAAGGGGCGGGGCACGCGGGCTCTTATCTAGTGCTAGGCCGTACCGCGTCACGGTACCTGGGAAGTTGCTAGCAAGCTTGCTAGCAACTTTGCTAGCAGGTTCCGTCCTTGAGTTCTTGGAGTTCCTGGACGGCGGTCTTGCGGCCGGCGCGGGCGGCTTCAACGTTCACCCGTACCGCCTGGTGTTCCTCGGGGGAACGGGCGATGCCGTTCGGGCAGCACGTGCCGCGGTAGGCGAGTGTGCACACCTCGCAGTACCCCGGCAGGCGCCCGGTAGCGCCCCAGTGCCGGTACTCCTCCCAGGTCAGCCCGAGGTGCACGTGCAGTGGGCGGCCGATGCCGTCGGCCATGTGCCAGCAATCGATCCAGTCATCGATGTCTTCAGCGCTCGCGCGACCAGCGCGTAGCTCGTCCATGAACGTCACAACGTCAGCCTGACATGCCTTCCGGAAGGAGTCGACTCGGATGCCTGAACGGGCTCTTTACCAGGATGACCTGTGCCGAGAGGCCCAGTTCACGCTCCGCGCGATCGACGACCAGTCCGGCGACGGATTGACCATCGACGGCATCGCCGCGGTGTTCAACACCCCCACCCGGATCGACTCGTGGGAAGGCACGTTCGACGAGCAGTTGGCGTTCGGCGCGTTCCGTAAGTCGATCTCGGAGCGGATGCCGAAGCTGCAGTTCGACCACGGCCACCACCCGCTGATCGGGTCGTTGCCGATCGGCCGGTGGGACTCCATGGAGGAGAAGCGCGGCGTCGGCCTGCACGCGGTGGGCCGGCTCCACAACAACTGGCTCGTCGAGCCGGTGCGTGACGCGATCCGGGAGAAGTCGGTCGAGGGCATGTCGTTCCGGTTCTCGGTCGTGCGTGAGGAGTGGCGCGACAAGGCCGGCGGTCTGATCCGGGACCCGAAGGAAGTCATGAACCTGCTGTGGGACCCGCAGGACCGCGGGCCGCTGCAGCGCACGTTGAAGGAAGTGAAGATCACCGAGGCGGGGCCGGTTGTGTGGCCCGCCTACGTCGAGACGTCGGTCGGTGTCCGGTCCCGGGTCGTGATCGATCTGGGTCGGCTGACCGAGCCGAGCGAGCGTCACAAGCTCGCCGAGGCCGTGTTCATCGCTGACGCGGCTACCCGTTCCACCCGCACTGCTGAAGATGACGCGCCGCCCCCCAACCAGGAACCGCCCGTCGAGCACCCGGCCGAAGAAGTTCCGGCCGCGCCGCCCGTCAGCGAGCCCTCGTCTGGAGAGCACCCGTCCGCCCCTGCCCCGGAGCGTGTGAAGAACCCGGCGAAGGAATTCGCCCGCCACGCCCGCGGCTACCTGCTCTCCATCGAAAGGACCTGACCCGCCATGGCGGACGACACGGGCCAGAACAAGGGCCCCACCCTGACCCACTCCCAGTGCATCAACCGGCTCCGGGAGATCACCACCGAACTGGAGCGCCTCGGCGAGCTCGACGAGCTCAACCCCGAGGACGAGCAGTACTTCTCGGAGCTCCGCGAGGAATTCAAGATCACCGACAAGCACCGCAAGTACCTGGAGCGTCAGGCTCAGGTCGGCGAGATCAAGGCCGCTGCGGCCGGGGTGTCGGCGGCGAACCTGCGCCTGGAGCGCGGCGCGTTCGGTGCCAGCACGTCGCCGCACTCGACCGGCGAGTACGACCGGGACGCGTTCCTGGAGCCCGACAGCGTCGAGGACAAGCGGTTCCGTAACCCGTGGGACCTCTCCGAGATCCGCACGTTTGGCCGGACCCGGGAGGACGTGAACCTGGAGCTGCGGTCGCGGGCCCTGTCGGCCATCGAGAAGATGCCGTCGGCCAACGACAAGGTCCGGGAGGCCGCCACCCAGATCCTGGAGCGGTTCGACGACAAGGACGCGAAGATCGCGAAGCTGGTCCTCGCCGGCTCCAGCCCGGCGTACATCCGGGCGTTCGCGAAGGCCGCGACGAACCGGATGCACGAGCTCGACGAGACCGAGAAGCGGGCCCTGGACGCGGTGCGTGCCATGTCGCTGACGGACTCGGCCGGTGGTTACCTGATCCCGTTCCAGCTGGACCCGACCGTCATCGTGACGGCCAACGGTTCGCTCAACGAGATCCGGCGGATCGCCCGGCAGGTCGTCGCGACCGGCGATGTCTGGAACGGTGTGTCCGCGGGTGCGGTGTCGTGGTCGTGGGACGCGGAGGCGTCGCAGGTTTCCGACGACGCCCCGACGTTCGCGCAGCCGACCATCCCGATCTACATGGCGCGGGGTTTCGTGCCGGTGTCGATCGAGGCGCTGCAGGACATGGCCAACGGCGCGGCGGAGGTGGCCCGGCTGCTCGCCGAGGGCCGCGACATCCTGGAGGCCGCCGCGTTCGCGGTGGGCACGGGTACCGGCCAGCCGACGGGTATCGTCACCGCCCTGGTCGGCGGTTCGTCGATCGTCGCCAGCGCGGGCGCCGACACCCTCGCGGTCGGTGACCTGTACAGCGTGCAGGGTGCCCTGCCGGCGCGGTTCCGTTCGCGGGCGGCGTGGCTGGCCACGAACGCGTTCTACAACCGGGCCCGGCAGTTCGACACCGCCGGTGGTTCGTCGCTGTGGGCGCAGCTCGGCGACGACCGGCCGGCGAACCTGCTCGGCAAGCCGATCTACGAGGCTGAGGACATGGATGGCGTCATCAACGCCACCCAGGAGAACTACATGGCGGTGTTCGGGGACTTCTCGAACTACGTCATCGCCGACCGCATCGGCATGACCGTCGAGTTCATCCCGCACCTGTTCGGCACGGCCAACGGCCGCCCGACCGGCCAGCGTGGCTGGTTCGCGTACTACCGCACGGGTGCGGACTCGGTGAACGACGCCGCGTTCCGCATGCTCAACGTCACGTAGTAAGTGAACGGCAGGGCCGGGGTGAACGCTCCGGCCCTGTTGTTGGGCTCAAGGGGAGCGCGGCCAATGGGGAAATCGTCGCTGTACGACAACGTGCTGGCGCGGCTCTGTTTGCCATTGGCGGTACGCACGAACGGCACCACCAACGGCACCGTCATCGACAAGCAGGACCCGTCCGGCGGCGTCGACAGCTTCACGACCTGCCTGTTCCTGGTCATCGCCGGGGCGATCACCGACGGGGTGCATACCGTCACAATTCAGGACTCGGACGACGGGTCATCGTTCGCCACGGCCGCTGCGGCTGACGTGTTCGGCGGGCCGCCGTCGATCGCTGCGTCATCGGGGGACAGCCACTCGATGGCTGAGCTGGGCTACAACGGCCTGAAGCGGTACCTGCGGGTTTCGGTCACCGTCACCGGGGCTACTACCGGCGGTGCGATCGGTGCGGCCGTTGTCCTCGGCGGTGAAACCAGCACGCCGGTCAAGCGTTGAGTGGTGGCCCCCGCCGGTTGTCTCGGAGGCGGGGGCCACCGGAACCTCACCTGACCAGCGCCGGTCGGGTGAGGTGGCTTGTGGTGCGGTGGTCCCTCCCCCTGCAGAAGGGACCACCGCGCCGTGCGGCGCCCGCTTCCGGGCGGGGGCCGCGGCGGTGAGTCTGTGCCGGCCAGGGAGCGGACCCACCGAGTCTGGCGGGCCCCTGCCAACGCGGTCGGGACAGGGACCCACCGCCCAGCTTACACACTGCTCAGCTCAATAGGGAGTACGCCCCATGGCGAAATCGCCTCTGTACGACGACGTCCTGGCGCGGCTCACCCTGCCGCTCGCGCTGCGGGCGAACGTCACCGCGAACGGCACCTCGGTCGACAAGTCCGACCCGTCCGGCGGCGTCGACGGATTCACCACCTGCCTGGTGGTGGTCATCGCCGGCACCATCACCGATGGAACGCACACCGTCACCGTCCAGGACTCCGACGACGGCAGCTCATTCGCCGCCGCTGCTGCTGAACACGTCCGCGGCACCGCCGCGTTCACCACCGCCACCCAGAACACCATCGCCGAGATCGGCTACGACGGCCCCAAGCGGTACGTGCGGGCCTCGGTCACCGGCGCCGGCGCCACCACCGGCGGCACCGTCGGCGCGATCGTCGTCCTCGGCGGCGAAACCAGCAAGCCCGTCAAGCGCTGACCTACCGGTCGGTCACCGGTGTGCGGGTGAACGGCATCGGTGGGCCGTCGTAGTTCTCGTCGATCAGAACGCGCCCAGCCTTGGAGTAGTGCGCTGATTGAGTGGCCGTTTTCACGGTGGCCCGCCGTCCCGGCAGTACTCGCACGTTCACGTATTCGGCGACAACTTCGTCAATAAGAACCGTCTCACCGAGTTCGTAAATGACCTGCACCCGCTTCATAGCCGCGCACTGTAACAACCGCATCATCGACAAGAAGGGACGCCCCTGATGGCGACCAGTGAGAACCAGCCGAAGGCCGCGCCCGACCGGTCGGCGGCCGACTACCAGAAGGCCGCGCAGAACGCTGCGGACAAGGCCACCGGCGACAAGGCCGGCGACAAGGCCACCGGCGACAAGCAGGCCACCACCGGTGACCGGTCCGCGACCGGTGCCCGGTCGGAGACCACCGCCCGCACCGCCTCCGGCGACTCGGTCCGCGGCCAGCGCACCGGTAACCGCGACCAGGACCCGAACTCGGGCATCGCCGACGAGCTGCGGGAGTCCTACGAGCGGCGCACCACCGTGCCGGGCGCCGACAACGTCGATGCCCGCCTCGACAACCGGGTCGGAGACCAGCGGCCCAAGGTCGAGGAGTGGCCGGCGAAGCCGCAGCAGGTCGACGGCCCGGACGTGATGGGCCAGGCCGCGTTCACCCGCAAGCACCTGCAAGACCGGGAGAACAAGGCCGCCGAGGACCGCAAGGGCATGTTCTCGCCCGGCCCGCACGGGCTGTCGGACGAGTCGCTGCGCGAGGGCGGCCCGATCGGGGAGCGGCAGACCCTGTACGGCACCGAGTCGCTGACCGAGGGTGAGCTGAAGGACTCCCAGTCGCAGGGGCCGAAGGCGGACGGCTGATGGCTCTGCGCGTCAAGGAAGCCCACTCGTTCGACCACCAAGGCGTCCCGGTGACCATGCGGGTCGGGGCGCTGGTCCCGGAAGACGACCCCCGGGTCATCGGTCGAGAGCGGTTCTACGAGCCGGCAGACGCTGCCGCCGCTCGCGACTCCACGACCTCGACGGCCACGGAAACCACGTCGGCGGGGCCGGGGGAGCGGCGCACCCGCCGCGTCGTGCGGGACTCGATCACCGCGGACTGAACGCATAAAAGGGCGCTGGCGACAACCGGAGGGACTTCGAACGGGGACTCTCCAGTTGCCGCCAGCTGTGCCCTGGAAGAGGCCCGAACAACATAGCAGTCACACCGCTCAATTGAACAGTAGGAGGCGACGTGGTCCAGTACGCCCTCGCGTCGGAGCTGGCCGCCTACCTACAAAGCGATGTCGACACGGCGTCGGCGAACCAGGCACTGACGCTGGCATCCGGGGAGTTCTCGGCCGCAGCCGACACCTGGTTCGCCGCCCAGTCGGTCACCTGGGTCACCACCGGCACCCGGCACACCAACGTGATCCTGCCGTTCAAGCCGGTCACCGCCATCGACGAGGTCCGCATCAACGGGGTCGCCGTGACCGGGTGGACGCTGATCAACAGCGTGCTGTACCGGGCCGCCGGGTTCGGGTCCTACTCCCCATCGGTGCCCGACCTGCTCGAAGTGGACCTCACCCACGGATACACGACCGTCCCTGACGACGTGAAGTTGGCGGTGCTGGAGATCGCGTCCGGCATGTACAGCAACCCGACCTCCGCGGTGTCGGAACGCATCGACGACTACACCGTCCGCTACGACCCGAACTACAAGATCGTCCCCGGCCGGCCGTGGCGGGACGTCGCCGCCGCGTACCGCGGTTCCCTGATCGCCTGACTGGAGCAACTCATGGCTGAGTCCATCACCAACCGTGGGAAGCTGCGGTTGACCACCGGCGGCGGGTCCGCGATCACGTGGCGGGCCGGGATCATCACCGGCACCCAGACCGGTGTGCACTCCCTGACCCTCAACACCGTGGCCGACCTCGACGCCGTCACCTCCGTGTCGATCCACACCGAACGCGTCACCCCGGGCTCGGTCACCGTCACCGAGGACGACGCCAACGGCCGGGTCAACATCGACTGCGCGAACCTGACGTTCGCCGCCGCCCCCGGCGTCACCGCCCAAGGGCTGATCTTCTACGACGAGGGCAGCGGCACCGACTCCACCCGTGACTTGATCAGCGTGCACACCACCGGGTTCCCGCAGCCGATGGACGGTGGGCTGAACGTGACCGTCACCGATTTCATCCGGCTGACCTGACATGGCGATCACCACCCGCGACCAACTCATCGCGGCGATCGCGGCCAGTTCACACCAGTACTTCATGAAGATCGGCGGCACGGCGCCGGCGTTGAACTTCTTCCAGGCGCAGTGGCGCACCTCCGGCACCCCCGCCGCCGCGGCAGCGGGCCCGGCGAACGGGTCCAACGCCACGTACACCAGCGCCAGCCAGGGTGCGATCTCGTTGCCCGCACCGAGCAACACCAGCTACCTGGCGTCGTTCGAGGCGTGCTGCAACGTCGCGGGCACGCTGATCCTCACGGACCGGGTTGCCGACTGGGGCGTCAGCGCCGCGGTGAACACAGCCCAGGCGATGGCGTCCGTGACCCTGCCGACTCGGGCCACGGCCTGGACGGACATGCAGTTGTGGTTCGAGGTGGAAACCGCGCTCGGCGCGACCCAGACCGGCAACATTGCGATCAACTACACCGATCAGGATGGCAACGCGGGGTCGACCGCGCTCGGCCAGTTCGCGGCGTCGGCGCCGATCGGCCGGGCCATGCCGGTGTCGTTGGCGTCCGGCGACAAGGGCGTCAGGAACCTCACCCAGGTGCAGTTGACTACCGCGTCGACCGGGAAGTTCAACGCTGTGCTGCGCAAACACCTCGCACAGCTGAACATCGCGGGTGTGGGTGCGACGGGAACGTTGGGGTGGCCGGAGACGGCGCTGGGCCAGATCGGCGACAACGCCTGCCTCGAACTGATCTGGCTTCCGCAGACGACGACGTCACCGAACATCATGGGCGGTCTCCACGTCGCGCAGGGGTGATCTAGATGTCGCATGACGAGGGCACGATTGTTCTGTCCAGGGCCCACAAGCGGGCCCTCGTACGTGACCTGACCTTCGTCGACGACCTGGAGTTCGCCGAGTTCATCGAGGAAGGCGAAACCCCGCACTTCGTCCCCATCGACGACTTCAACAACAACTCGATCGGCGCCGGCTGGGACAACTGGGGCGGGGCGCAGGTCACCGAGACCAGCCAGCGGCTCAACCTGACCACGACCCTTGCGGCCGGGTACTACGGCATCCAACGCACAGACACCTGGGACGTGGCGGGGCGGCACATCGGTGTCCACGTCGTGTCCGCGGGCAACCAGTCGCTGATCACGTTCGGCGCCTACCCCGTCATCATGAGCCTGAGCTCGGCCAACGAGTTCTACTGGTTCATCACCAACAACCTGGCCCGCTGCAACACCCAGGTCGCCGGAGTGACCGTCAACCGGGCCGAGTTCACCTACGTCCCGGCAACGCACAAGTACTTCGCGGTCGGCATCGTCGAAGGCGAACTGCAATGGTCGTGGTCCACCGACGGGCTGACGTGGACCGTCACCACCACGCTGGCGACACCGTTCGGCGCGGACACCGTCGGCGTGCCGTACATCATGATCGGCACGGACGCCGTCGAGGCGTCCACCACGACGCTGCAGCTCGACGACTTCGGCTTCTACACCGTCGCCTCCGAGATCAGCGAGGTCACCCTCACCCCGGCCACGGCGGCGTTCACCGGTGTCACCACCACTCCGGTTCCCGGCCCGGTCACCGTCACCCCCACGACGGCTACCGCAGCGTTCACCGGCGTCGCGGTAGCGGCATCACCCACGCCCGGCGCGGTCACCCTCACGGTGGCTACAGCGGCTCGTACCGGTGTCGCGGTCACTCCAGTGCCCGGTGCTGTCACGGTCACGCTCACGGTGGCTACAGCGGCCCGCACGGGTGTTGCTGTCACCCCGGTCCCCGGTGCTGTCACGGTCACGCTCACGGTGGCTACAGCGGCCCGCACGGGTGTTGCTGTCACCCCCGTGCCGCAGCCGGTGTCGGTCACCGTCACCCCGGCCACGGCAGCTTTCACCGCGGTCGCGGTGGACGCGGTGTCGGTCGGTGGGCTCACCCTCACGGTGGCCACGGCAGCTTTCACGGGTGTTGCTGTCACCCCGGCCCCGGCCCCGAGCGAGGTCACCCTCACGGCAGGGTCGGGCACATGGGCGGGGCAGCCTGTCGCCCCGGCCCCAGGCGCCGTGACGGTGTCCGTGACAGCCGCGACCGCAGCTTTCACGGGTGTTGCTGTCACCCCGGTTCCCATCGCGGTGGTTGTCGGGCTGACTGCGGCGGTGTTCACGGCGGTCGCGGTCGCGGTGACGGAGGTGTCCGGGGGTACCACCTACCGCCCGGACGACGGGGTGACTGCGGCCCCAGGCGGCGGTGCCACCACCGCCCGCCCGTTCACCGGTACCACCACCGCCCCCGCCGGCGGTATCACTGCCCGCCCGTACGCCGGGGTCACCAGCTGGGGAGGTCCGTGATGGGTGCACAGTCTGCGCTGCATCGGGGTCGTCAGGCCGCGGAGAAGCTGATGATCGACGAGTGCACGATCGTGCGGGTCACCGGTTCCACCGAGGGCGCGGGTGGCGTCATCTCCGAAACCACCACGGCCGTGTACTCGGGTAAGTGCCGGCTGATGGTGCGTACCCGGGAACGTCTCGGTGGTTCCTGGGTGGACCTGGCCGAGCAGCAGGTCATCGTGTCCCGCCTCGAACTGCACATCCCGATGGACGCACCGGAGGCCCTGGAAGGGGACCGGGTGGTGATGGTGTCGTCGGTGCTGGACCCGCAGATCGTCGGGAAGACGCTGATCGTGCGGGACTCGATGATGAAGTCGTTCCTGACTGCCCGCCGGATCACCGTGCTGGAGATGTCCAGCTAGCTGGTCGGCCGCCATCGCTCCCGGAATTCCAGGACGATGCGGGTCAGTAGCTCGGGTTGGGCGTCGGGTCGGTGCTCACACCACCAGGCGTATCTCATCCGGGTGACGTTTTCGTCGCGGTAGCTCAGCAGTAGGTGGGGCCCGGGCACGCCTCCTATGGGGCAGTGAATCCGGATAGCCCACTCCTGGTGTTCCCGCACCGCTTCAGATTCTTCAGTGTCGGCCACTGTTCCAGTGTAGGAGGGGGGTCGTCATGAGGGTGGAAACGCAGGGCCTGGGTGTGTTGGCCCAGGACATGGACGACGCCGCCGACGAGATGATGGACAAGGCGTTCTGGGCGACCCGGGCGTCGATGCGCAAGATCGTCGCGGACGCGCAACGGCAGGTCCGCGGCTACGCCCACTTGCCGCACCTGGCCCGGTCCTTCACGTACGACGTGGAACGCGACCAGGTCCGCACTCAGGTAGTGGGGGAGGCCGGCGCCGAACACGAACGGCTGCAGGGCAAGTTGGACGTGTACATCGAGTTCGGTACGCCGACGTCGCGGGAGCACCCGCACTGGAGGCCGGCGGCTGACCGGGAGATCCCGCGGTGGATCGACCGGTTGGAACGCGCGGCCGGTGAGGCGTTCGAATGATCAAAGAACACGCGGCGGCGGTGCTGGCCTTGCTGGATGCGGTCAACGACGTCCCACCATTGAACTGGCACGACGGGGTGGTGCCCGCGCAGACCGACCCGAGCGTGGCGCCGTATGTGTTGGTGCGGTTCTCTGAGGCGCCGCCGGATCTGAATTTCGTCGGGATGACGCATGTGTACGCGATGCGGATCGTGTGTCACTGCGTGGCCGGCACTGATGCTGCGGTCCGGACCGTGGTGGGACGCGTCCGGACCGCTTTACAAGATGTCACCCCGACGGTGTCGGGTCGTAAGTGCTACCCGATTCGGTGGGAGGAGTCGACAGACATCCCGATCCACGAACGGACCGGGACCCTCGCTGCGTCGATGGTGTTGGTGTACGTGCTGCGGTCGGTGCCCGCCTAGATCGGGGCGATGTCGAACTCACCCTTGTGGACACCGCCCATGAACGTCTCCCATTCGTCGCGGTCGAAACGCAGCAGCAGCTCATCGTGAAGGATGACGAAGCCGTCTTCCTGCAGGGTGTGAATGGCTCCGTAGCCCAGCTTCAACCCGCCGATGAAGTTCATCCACTCGGCGGGGGTGTACCGCAGCACGACCCGGTCTGGGTCGTCGGCCTGCTTGCTGTCGCGGACCAGGACCTGCCCGCCGTGCAACGCGTTGTTGTGCGCCACCTCCACGCAGGCGTGCCCATTACCGCAGGCGGACGCAGTCGCCCAGCCGGCGTTCGGCCTCATCTGTCTCCCTGATCTGGGGTACCCCGGCCCGACCAGGTAGAGGGCGAATACCCCCCTGGGGGTTCTGTTCCCGGCCAAGAGGCTAAACGTGCCGTTGCCTGGCCGGGCCGGGAAATCGTGACCGGCACACGCAGCTGGGACTCCGTGTGCCGGGGTCTTCATCTCACCACGCGTCTGCTCTTGATCGCAATAACTTCCGGCCCTGAAGGGGGTGCGCCGTATGGCGCTGCTCACTGCCGTGTCCGTTGGGACCACGGCCACCACTGTCACCGGTGCGGCGGTGTCCGCTTCGGACACCATCTCCGCTGCCGACATCGGCACCAACGGCGCCCTGCTGAACGTGATCAACGGCGGCGGTGGGTCGATCAACGTGGTGCTCGTTGACCCCGGCACCACTGCTGCGGGGAACACCACGACCGCCCCGAACCAGGCCGTGGCCAACGGCGCGGACCGCTGGTTCCTGATCACCCAGGCGCACGTCAACTCGTCGACCGGTGTGGCGACGGTGACGTTCTCCGGGACCACGTCTGTCACCTACAAGCTGCTGCGGGGGCCCGCGCGATGAGCAAGACCACGTACTGGATCACCACAACTGAGGGCACCCACGGCCGGGTCACCGGGGTGGAGGAACGCGACCGGTGGACCCCGCTGGGTTACCAGGTCGTCGACGAGCCGTCGCCCACCGACTTCGTGTGGATGCGTAAGGACGGTCTCGACGCCCCGGCCCGGTTCCCGTACGGCGCTGCGCCGACGTGGGAGGCGATGGGCTGGGAGTACTCGGCACCGCCGGAGCCGGTCGACGTCACGAAGGACTCCCAGCTGTTCGACCAGCCGAAGGCCCCGGCGCCGGCTGTGTCGACGTCCACCACCAGCAAGCCGGCCACTGGCGCCGACAAGAACACGAAGGAGTGACCTGTGGCCGACATTGTCGCTGATGGTCGTACCAGGGTGGCGTGGGTTCCGACCATCGCCAACATCGCCGCCCCGACCACCGCTGAGCTGAACGCGGGGATGCTGCTGCAGTCCCTGCTCACCGCCGACGGGTTGTCCGGTTTCCAGCCGGAGACCGCGAAGGTGGACACGTCCAGCCTGGCGTCGACGTTCAACACGGCCCGTAACGGGCGGACGTCGTTCGACCAGCCGATGCTGACGTTGAAGAAGCAGGACTCGTCGGACACCGCGTACACCACCCTGATCCGCGACGCGACCGGCTACATCGTGGTTCGGACCAGCCTCACTGAAGGCACCGCGTGGGCGGCGTCGCAGGCGGTGCGGGTGTACCCGGTGCAGTGCGGCGAGGTCCAGCACGTTGACGTGGAAGAGAACAGCTTGGAGCGGTACCAGGTGCCGCTGACGGTCACGTCTACGCCGAACCTGCGCGCTGTGGTGGCCTAGTCAGGGCCGTCTGGGTGAATTCCCCGGCGGCCACGCCGTCGAGGAATTCCCTCCAGGATTCCAAGGGGAATTCGAGGATCGGGCTGGTGTCGCCCAGTTTCGAATCACGCACCTGCACCACGCCGTCGTTCGTGCGGGCCTCCACACAGGTCGTCGAACGAGTGCTGTAGGTGGACTTGGCCCACCTGGCCTCCAGGCACGTGTTGGTCAGGCTGCTGTAGGTGGACTTGGCCCATTGCTTGCTCGGCATGGCCGAGAGGCTAGCACTGCAGAAGACAGCCGCCCTGAGGGCGGTTTTTTCGTGCGCGGGTCTCGGGTGTTCTCCCGAGCCCCGGACCCGCGCACCTCATCGGGAGAGTATGAAAATGACGAAGCCGCACTGGCGAGACAAGATCAAGGCCGCCCGGTTGCCGGAGACGATCGTCCCGGTCGTCCTACGCGGAGACCTGGCCGCAGAACACGAACTGCTCAAGCGGCAGCTCGACGAAGCGAAGGAACACAAGAGCACATCCCTGGCCGGGGCGGGCACGGCGGAGCTCGAAGACCGCCTGACTGCGGTCGCGGAGCAGATGCGTGAGTCGATTGTGGAGTTCCGGCTGCGGGCGTTGCCGCGGACCCGCCGGCCGGGTGACCACCGGCCATCGTTCGCGGAACTGAAGGCGCAGCACCCGCCCCGGGAGAAGGGCGGGGAGATGCTCCGCGAGGACATGATGGCCGGGTTCGTGAACTCTGAAACGTTCCCCGACCCCCTCGTGCGGCACTCCATCGTGGACCCCCCACTGACCGACGAGGACTGGGACCTGCTCGACCTGTCGCAGGGCCAGTTCGACGAGCTGGTCGGCGCGGCGTGGCTGCTGAACCAGGGGAAGGTTGACATCCCTTTCTCGTTCGCCGGGTCGGCGGCGATCCCGAGTTCCGACAACGGCTAGAGACGGTCGAACGCCTCGGGGTGCCGTTGTCGAAGTTCGAGGGCCGCGAACCTGTGACGGTCACCGAGTACGAGTACGACGGGGAACGCCTCGTCCGGGCGGTCACGGTCACCGAGCCGGAGTGGACTGAACACGACCAGGCGGTGATGATCGCCCTGGCTCAGTACCGCGACAGCTTGTGTTCGTGCTGCGGGCTACCGAAGGCGATGACCCTCGCCGACGAGAAGGACGCACCCCGGTTCGTGGTGGCCAAGCGGTACTGCCTGGCCCGTAAGACGCTGATCGAGTCGCAACAGTCGTTCACCAACAACGGTAAGGACGCCAAGCCGGCGCACGGCGCACTGCTGTGGTCGGTAAGGGCTCAGAAATAGCAGCAGCCCCCAGGGGCGATCCTGGGGGCTGCCGGATTTCTGGAGGCTTACGCCTCGAACTGGCGCTTGCGGCGCGACGCGTACACGGCCACACCGCCGAGCCCGATCAGGAACACGGCCACCGCGGCGATGATGCCCGTGGTCGGGCCGGTCACCGGCAGGCTCGGGCTGTCGGCGTCGTCACCACCACCGGTACCCGGGTCCACCACCGGCGGCGTCGACGACGGCGGGGTGCTCGTCGGCACGGTCGTCGGCGTCGTGGTCGGTGCGGTGGTGGTGGGCCGCGTCGTCGGCGTCGTGGTGGGCGGGGTGCACGGGGTGAACTTCACCAGCCGGTCACCGATCGTCAGGTTGTTGAACGTGACGGCGCCCTGGCTGTTGTTGCTGGCGTCGTACACCAGCCCGAGCGTGCCGAGCTTCCCGGCGGGCACGGTGAACTTCAGGGTGCCGCTGTTACCCGACGCCTCGTCCTTGAAGTCCGGGCCGTCGGTGATGGTGTTGGCGCCCTTGGTGGTGTAACCGAACATGCGGATGGCGCCGGCGGCGGCCGACGCCCCACCGCTGAGTTCGAAGTTCACGGAAACCTTGGTGGCCTTGTCCAGAACCACGTCCAGGTCGGCGGCGGCGAATTCCACACCCGGGTCGATACCGTCGGCCGGCTTCGTCAGCTTCGCGGTGGTGGCGCTGATCTCGGTGCCTGCGGGCTTCCCGCCGAACGTGATGTTCGGGTAGGCGCCGGTCGCACCGCGGGCCTTCCAGGTGCCGCACACCGGAGGCTCCTGCTGCGGCGGGCACGTCGGGATCGTCGTCTTGGCTCCCACCTTCGTGGGCAGGCACGGCTTCGGGGTGGCCTGCGCGGTGGTGGGCAAGGCAACCAGACCGGCGGCGAGCAGGCCCACCGTACCGGCGAGCGTTGCCGTCAGGGTCTTGTTCATTGTTGAGGGGTGTCCTTCCACAGGGGATCACACTGACCGCGACATCTTAGCCATACAGCCGGGCTGTATGGGGTCACCGGTTGGTAAAGGTCCTGAGATGGGAGCGACCCCCCAGGACTACCCTGCCCTGGGGGGTCTTCACCAAATTGGTATCTCAGACCAATGGTTTTGTTGTACGCCCATCCGGTACGCCGCCACACGTGACGGTCTTGCTGCGACGCAGTGCTCTGCCTAACTGAGCTACCCCACCACGTTTGGAGGTGGGACCAGGACTTGAACCTGGGACCCCTGCAATCAGCCATCACTTCAAGATGCGACGCTTGGCGTTGTGCTCCCTGCTGCAACATCTAGCTGATACTGGTGCGGCACAGCTGCCGCCTACTGGTGTTGCTTCTCGTGCTGCTGCTGTGTTGCGTGGAGGTGCCGGGGTGCTGTGAGCCCGACACCCCCTTGAACGCGGGCGACCCTCGTCAGAGCCGCCTGCGCCCTTTTCCTGCCGAGTTACGACCGGCAGGACATCTGGGATTTTAGCTCTGGCCGTAGATGTAGCCGAACACCTTGTTGCCGTACTTGTAGTCGGTGACGGTGGTGGTGTTCGCTTCCTCGCGGGCCTGCTTGACCGCTTCGAGCAGCTTGGTGATGCGGTTGATGATCTGCTGCTTGACCGAGGCCGGGAGGGCGCCGGAGAAGTGCTTGGTGACCCAGTCACCGACGGCGGTGTCCTCGAAGTACACCTCGACCTGCGCCGGGTGCTTGTCGGTGGCCGGCGCCTTGACGTGGTTACGGGGTACCTTCTTGGACCGCACGGTGGTGATCGGTGTGGTCACGTAGGTGCCGTTGCCGTCGTACGGAGCCCACTCGAACTCGGGGCTGAGGGTGGGCAGCTTCTTCGCCTGCACCATCTCCTCGTTGAGCTGCCGCTCCAGCGCGAGCAGGAACGTCACCGGTGCGTCGGGGATGAACACCTCGCCATCGACGACCACGTCGGCGCGGGCGTCCTGGTCGGTGCGCTCCTTGGTGCCGACCAGGTCCAGGTACCGGCCGGTGAACACGCTGATGTCGCGCAGTGTCTCGGCGACCGTGGTCTGTACCCGCGTGGTCTGCGTCGGCAGCTGCTCGCCCTCGGCGTCGCGGGGCGTGTAGGCCCGGCTGATGCCCGCCAGTGGCTCGGGCTTTTCCAGCAGCTTGTAGGCGGCGAACGCGACCTGTTCGGCGCGGGTCTTGTTGTCCTTCTCGATCGCGATGATCTGGCTGAGGCGTGTCACTGGCCTGGTCCTTCTTCCCTGCTTCGGCTTAGCAGTGCCGAACTCTATACCGTCGACACTAGTTGTGCCACCAGGATTCCTGCCGCCACAGGAACCACACCGCCACAACGGTCGCGACCAGCGGCAACACCTCGGGCGGCACCCAGACCAGAACAGGTTCACCCTGATCGGTGACGGTGTACACCTGCCAGCCGGCGACCGCCGCGATGAACAACGCGTAGATCAACGACCACTCCTCCCAGGGAGATCAGAGTCGTGCACGCCGAGGAATTTCTAAGCATTGTTCGAAGGCGTGGATGATCGCCGACAGCGCATCCGGCCGGTCGACCATCGGGAAGTGGCTGGCACCGGGGATCCCGATCCGGTCGCCGACTCCGACCTGCAGATGGACCCGATCGGCAGTGGATTCCTCGCCGTATACGTACAGCTTCGGGGCCTTGACGTGCCGCCACAGGGTCGCGGCGGAGTTGTTGTGCAGCCACCGCTCGTAGTGGCCGGCCAGCGTTGACGTGGCCGCCGGATTGCACTCAGCCAGCAGGCTGCGCCACAACATGCTCGCTGCGCTGGGCTCGACCCCTGCACCGAGCTGCAGCGTCCCCTTTGACGGCCGGGTCGGCAACCCTTCGATGTTCAGTACGGGGTGGTTGCCGCCCACCAACGACGCAATGATCCCGCCCATCGAGTGCCCGATCAGCAAGGTCCGCTCGGACAGTGACTGAGCGATCCAGGCCGCGTTGCCGACCAGGGTCAGGTCGGGGTTGTACACCACCACAGTGTCTTTGCCGTAGATTCGCGGCGGGCACCCCAGCCCTGGGAGAACCAGGCGTTTCACTGCGCGCCTCGCTCATTCATTCTCGGAATCCTTCCGATTGCGGTGTCTGTGCACCAGGCCTTCGATGCCGTGGCCGATCAGGAACGCGATGAGACCAGAGGCAAGGCCAAGGAAAAAGACACCGATCTGCGACGTCTGGTCGCATTGGTCAGCGCTGAACATTGCACTCAAGGTGGTCGGGCAGTTCATCGGCATGACCTGAAGCAGCGCCGCTAAAACTGGCACGATCAAGATGATGGCAATGACCAACCGCAAATTGCGATACAGCAACCGTTTCCCCTTTTTCTATTTCGCTTGGCGTTTCCGCGCCTTGCGGGCCGCGTCCAGTGACACCGTTTCTGTGAGCCCTTCGACATAGCCCAGGAATTCCTCGCGGTGCGCCTCCACGAGTGCGGCGAGGGCGCGGAGCTCGCGGGTGAACAGGTCCCGCCCAAGGTCATCGGGATGCGGGAACCAGCCGCACCGCTCGGCCTCCCTCTTGATGATGGAGACGGGATCTTCATCCCACGGCTTGTAGTTCGCGGCGGTATTGGCGCACGTACGGCACACCGTGAACAGGGTCCGCTCGCGGCCCCATTGACGCCGCCGCGCCACGTAGGCATCGCGCGTGATGACCGGATGGCCAGCGATCGGCAGGCCACACTCGGTCAGCTCAACCTCCCGCCACGGGAGGGGGCCACGCTCGACGTGGTCGATGCGCAGCTTCTCGGGCTTGTCGTCACGGACTGTCACCTGGCCTCCTCTCAGGACGGTTCGCGGTGGAGCGCCTTGCCGTCCGGGTGCGCCCGCGGGTTGGGGGCGGTGGGCACGGGGCACCAGTTGCAGAACTGAGCATCATCCGTACCTCGTGATCATGGTGGGTGCGTACGTCGGGATTCCCGCCGTTGCATGTCAGCGGATGGCCGGCGATCAGGAACGGGTCGCCGATCAGCTGGCCGATCGCCGTCGCGAGCGAGTCTCTTACCGGGCGAAGAGTCACCGTGTTCTCCCTAGCGTCGTTCACCGCCGCCGCCGGCGGGCGTACGCCTGCCGGATCTTGCGCAGGCGCGCCGACCGCCACGGTGTGCAGGACGGGCAGCCTACCGGCCCGAACGACCCGATCTCCTCGCCGCAGGCGCAGGCGACGATGGTGCAGTAGCCCGCTCGGCATTCCGTGCTGACGAGGTCGACGTCGCTGATCAGGCCGCCGCACCGCTGGCAGCGGGCTGCCTCAAGGCCGGCCTCGTCGCGTACGTCGGCCCACCGCCGGTGTGCGGCCATGGTGTCCTCTCTGGTCGGGGTGGTTCGAGCTATCCGCGGTCCTCGTCGGCCCACGCCTTCTCGACCATTTCCCGCAGCTGGGTGAACTGCGGCGGCTCGGGCCGTTGCGGTCCCGGGTCGGGGTGCATGGTCTCGGGAAGCTCGCCGACCTCGACCCATTGTTGTGCCGGGTCGGCGATTTCGGCCTGGAGGCGTTCGTCGACGTAGGCCGGCACGTGCTGCCCGGCGGCCCGGTGTTTGCTGATGTGCCGGAGCATGTCGCCGTACGTGGGGCAGTCGCCGTCGTCGCAGCCGCAGCAGACCAGCACGTTGCCGCCGGTCGACGTGCCGCCGTAGATGTAGACGTCTGAGGAGTTCCAGCCCCACCGGGCGTAGCTCATGCATGCCTCCTGTGATCGGTCACCGGTTCTGCCGCCATTGGCTACGGTGATTACCTGCGAGTGGACCATGCGGCAGTCACACACGACGTCGCCGACCTTTGGCTTCTGCATCGCTTCGCCCGACATGGTCGATAACCTCCGCTATGCCAGGTTGATGCGCCACCTGATGGGTGGCCGACAGCTGTGGGGCTCCGTTTTGATTTCAAGTACGTGCAACCTGAGACCCCAGCGAACAAGTCTCGCGCAACGCAGGCAGGTGCGTACCGTGCCGCCCTTGCCACATGAGCTGCATGTCAACTTCATCGCGTGAGTGGCGACCTCTTGACATTTTCCTGGCAGCCACCTCGCGGCGGCTCCTACGAATGCTTCTTTGAGTTCACAGGGAACCTCCCCATCCATCATTCCTGCGAGATCGGAATCGGACAGCTCCGTGAGGTCGATTAACGCCACGTCGGGGATCCTCCTTCCTGGTCGATACTTGACGTTATGTCAGAGTGATTTGCTTCATGCGTTTGTCGTATTGGTAGGCAACGATGCGGCACGTATACCGTGCGCATTCCGCGATAACGTGCCAATCGTCGGGTAGGTCGATTATGACTGCGGTCGGCTGACCTTTGAATTCTTCGTCGGTCCGCAGTGTGCGGTCGCCAGCTGCAAGCAGAACCTCGCTGGTGGAGTACGAGAGGATCTCGGCGTACTTCGAGTCGAGGTCGAGGTGCCAGACCTTCATGCGGGGCCGGTCGAGCATCATGTCGGCGCCAGCCACCCGGATCTCACCCGGCTCAATCTTCATTATCGATAACCTTCGCTATGTCTGGCGCGGGCGGGTAGGGCGGCGGGAGCGGCCCCACCAACAGCTCGGGGGCGTGTTGCTGCTTCCAGCAGATGCAACATTCCATGTCATCCGGCAGGTCGTAACCCTGGCGCCGAAGATCGTCGCGACAGGCCGTCGACGGGCACGGATGCTCGTGATCGATAACCATTGTTATGTCAGGTTGCGGTCGCGGCGGACACGGACGGCGTTACGCAGGGCGCGCTCCTCGTCGTCCATGGCGGCCAGTTCCTCGGTAGCTTCGTCGGACAGGAATCCGATGAGATACGGCTTGCCGTCGAGTCGGTCGTCGCGGAACCCGAAGCGTTCCACGACCCATTCGTAGATTTCCTTTTCACCCCTGTCGGATGCGAGGGTCAGGAATCCGTACTCGCCGGGCCGGTCCTCCTGGTACTCCTGAGTACGCATCCACCGGGCGCCGCGGCTGTCCACCAAAACGGTTTCAATCATGGGGTTCTTCCTCTGTTGTTATGTCAGGTTGCAATGCCGCCCTCGATGACGGACGTGTCCTTGTGGCACCCGCAGATACACGGCGCCTTGCAGAACTTGCACTCCGCAGGCCGCTTCGCCCCCGCCAGCCCCGTCATGCTCTTGCAGTACTCGTGTTCTCCGTGCAGGCAGCCCGTCGACAGGTACTCGTGGTGGCCGTCCTCGCCGAGGATGTTCCAGCTCTGGCGCGCGATCCTGCTGGACTCGTCCCGCATGGCCTCGACGGCGAACGCGTCCTCCTCGAAAATCTCGATCAGCACTTGCGCGTAGGCGGGGTCCTTGGCGGCGGCTTCGCGGATCTGCGCGTCGGCGGCCCTCAGGCTGACATCGCACACCTCGTCGCAATTGCAGCGGGAGTCGTATTTGGTGCCGTCGGCGTGGTAGTCCATTCTGCCCCTATATGATCGATAGCTGTTCTTATGTCAGGTTAATGACCCCGATGGAGGACCGGGTCATCGCAGTTGCATGGTGCTGGGGCGTCGCCGCACGGGATCTGCTCCAGTACCGCGCGAGCGCGAGACCATGCCGCCGGGTCCGCCCAGTGGTGGGGGTCGTCGCGGAGTCGCACCAACTCGGCCAGTGCCGCCTCGGCGTCGAACAGACGGGTTCGGAGCGCCACCAGCTCTTCGCGGTCGATTACCTCGACATACCCGCTTATCGGCTTGCCCTTCAGAAGCGGAGAGGTCTCTGGGTCGAAGAGTTCTCCACCAAGCTGATCGTGCATTCTGCCCTCCCTAGTCGATAATGAGTCTTACGCCTGGTCTCGTTTGGCCTGCTGGCGCTCCATCTTGTGGATGCGCCGCTTGGCCCACTTCTTGGTGCCGCGGTACCGGTAGCGGCTGATCTCTGCCAGCTCCCGCCACGGCAGCGAGTCGAGCAGTTCGCGGGTCCATCGGCCGCGCGGCAGGTGCCGCTTCATGGTCGACCGGCGCAGTAGTCGAGGTAGCTCATGATGCGGCGCCGACGCCGGCGGCAGCGACGAGTCCGAGGAAGATCAGTACGCCGAGCATTTTCAGCGCCGTCCATTCCGAGAGTCGTTCCTGGAGGAACGCCTTCACGACGTAGACGACGGCGAGGACGACGATCAGGATGTAGGCGCTGACGATCAGCCAGACGGTCACTTGCGGATGCCTCCTCGGGGGCGCAGGGTCACGACTTTCCGGAGGTGGTTGTAGGTCGATCCGTAGGACACGTTCATTTCTTCGGCGATGGCGCGCAGCGACCAGCCCTGTTCGTACAGGGTTTTCATCACTGCGACCATGCCTGGGGTGATGCGGGAGTAGCGGGTGTACGACCTCGCTCCCAATGCCGGGCTCCTCTCAGTGTAGTCCTCGGTGTCGACGTTTCGCACGTTCACCGTTTTCGGGTGAGCATCTTCACGAAGCGGATCAGCCCGGCCCCGCTGATCACCATCGCCAGCACGGCGAACACGGCGAATCGGGCGGTGAGGTCGAACACCGCTGCGTGCGCTGCGACGACGAGACAGAACGTGCTGCTCACGGTGTACACGAAGATCAGGGCCCGGTCGCGGACATCCTCGGGATCTTGCTCGCCCGCGGGGTCCATCAGATGTCACCGCACCACGCGCACGGAAGCCGGGATAGCACCTCACACATCGGGCACAGCCGGTCCCAGGCCACGTGCCCAAGGTCCGGCGCCCCGCTGAGGTCGGTGCCGCACAGCGACTTCTCCTGGTCACAGCAGTACATGTGGTGCATGTCGTCGACGGGGTCGTCTGTCGACGATGTCGACGACTGCGCCTCGGTGGACACGCTCACTCCTTCTCAGTAGTTCCGCCGCTTCCGCCGCCGGCCGGACACCCGGCGGGCACGCCGCGCCCGGTCCGCAAGGTCGAACAGGGCGTCGATCGCGGCGTTCTGTTGATCTACCGGCAGGTCCTGCCGGTAGATCGCGTCCAGCCTGATGCAGAACGCGCAGCGCTGTCCGACGTGCACGGGCCTCCCTCAGTGCCGGACACGCATGCGCGCCCGGTGGTGTTTCGCGTTGAAGTACTGGTAGGAGAACCGGATCACGACCTTCGGGTCGAATTCCTTGCAGCTGAACACATTCAGGTACAGGGTCCCGTTGGCCTCGCGGACGTGGCCGGAGATCATGCTGGTCTCGATCCACTGCTGGAACGAGTACCCGGATGTTTTCGGTGAGGTGTGCCCGAAGTGCGGGCACACGAACTCGCCGAACGCCACCATGTCGATTCGCCTGACGAGCTCCTCAACGAATCGCCGCAGCCGCTCGGCGTCGTTGACGAACCTCATGTCGCAGCCGTACAGATCGAGCTGCAGCTCGTAGCCGTAGTCCTCGTCCCGGTTCCGGAACAACCCCCGGATCCACTGCATGGCCTTGTTCAGCGCGTTAGGCATGGAATGCCACCGCCCACCACGACTGCTGATCGAAACGGTGCATCTGCACATGCGGGTTGTTCCGCAGCAGAACAGCTTTTGACACTTCCGGCATGTGCCGCTCCAGCTCGTTGTACGCGCAGAAATCCATGATGAACAGATCGTTCTTGCGGCCGTTCGTCATTGCCCGCAGAAAATCCGGGAACACACCGCTGCGCTTCGCGGCAGCGACGAACCCGACGTACCAGATCCGGTGCTCCTCATACAGCTGCGGCCAGTGCCGCTTGAAGAACGGCGCCGAGATCGTCGGCCACGCATCCAGGTAGTTGGTCAGGGCACCGATTCCCACCACCCGCCGGTCGGCGTTGGTGGGCATGTATTTGAGGATGCGGTGGTCTTTCGCGCACCACTCGAACTCTGGCCAGTTGAACAGATGCCGGGTGGCGGACAGGGTCTCCAATTCCGCGAAGGCCTCGTTGTACACCAGCCACGCACTCAGCATGTCCTCACGCGACAAGGTGAGCGTTTCCCGCATCGTCACCGTGCTGGTTGTGGTCATGAGCTGTCCCCTCCCTGGCGTAGCTCGGTCTTCGCGGTGTGCCGCTCCCGCCGGCGGATCCTCCGCTTGACCCGTGAGGTGGCCCCGGCGCGCCTCGTCCAGCACAGCATCCGCCGCCACCTCGTGACGACGTCCTGCTCGTCTGCCGTTTTCACCGGCGGCCTTCCCACGGGCCCCAGTCTCGCCCTCGCACAGTGCCGAGGTCAATCCGTCCAGCTTGAGAAAAATCGGGGGTGCCCGGGGTGCGTACCACCGGCGTACGGCTCATCGCCGACATCGACCAGTTCAAGCGGGCGTTCCGCTCCGGCGCCGACGCCGTACGCCACCTCAAGGACACCGCCGAGAAGGCCACCGGCACCTTCCGCAACATGGGCGCCAACGCCCGCAAGACCAGCGCTGACATCGCCCGCAACTCCGCAATGATGCGCGCCAACATCGCCGAGATGGACCGGCAGATCTCCGTGGTCCGCCGAAACCTGCAAGGCCTGTCCACCGCGTACGCAGAAGGCAACACCACCGTCGTCGAGCAGATCAAGGAACAGCAGAAACGACTCAAGGAACTCACCACCGTCCGTAAGCTGCTGCCCCCCGGCGAAGCGGAAAAGGCCGGGCTGGAAGCCGGCCGACGGTTCCACATCGGATTCATGAGCATCGCCCGCAACGTCGCTATCCCCCTCGGCAGCACCATCCTCGGCGGCGTCGCCTACATGCTGCCGCTGCTCGGGGCGATGGTGTCCGGGGCGATCATCGGCGGCGCCGGTATCGGCGGTGTCGCCGGTGGTCTGGCTCTGGCCGCCCGCGACGACCGCGTCAAAGGGGCCGTCAACGCCCTCGGCATGCGCATCGAGACCCGCCTGTCCGGCGTCACCGAGAAGTTCGTCGGCCAGGCCATCGTCGCCCTCGGCGTGTTCGAGCAGGCCATCAACAGGATGGACCTCGAAGGGCTCCTCGGCGACTCCACCAAGTTCGTCCAACCCCTCGCCAAGGGCCTGGCCGAAATGGTGCGGCAGATCGTCGAAGGGCTCCGTATCGGCATCGCCGCCGCCGGTCCCGCAGTCGAGGCGATCGCGCAGGGCCTGGCCGGTATCGGCCGCACCATCAAGGACATCTTCAGCCGCCTGTCCGACAACGGCATCGAAGCTGCGGTCGCGCTGCGGCAGGCGTTCAGCCTCCTGGAAGCCACCCTCGCGTCCATCGGCATCATCATCAACGGGCTCACCGAGGCGTACGGGTTCCTCGTCAAGTTCGGGGCGTTCGGCCGGGACGCGCAGCTGGAGTACATCCGGCTGGAGCTCAACGCCAAGCTCGCGAAGAACGCCGCCGACGACTTCAACACCTCGATCCAGAAGACGACCCAGGTCATCGACCCGGCCACCGGGGCGGTGCGCCGGTACGCCCTCGGGACGTTCACCGCCGCCGACGGCATGACCAAGATGGCGATCAGCGCCAAGCTCCTCGAACAGAACGAGGCGTCCCTCAAGGCCGCCCAAGACGCGTTGAAGGCCTCCCAGGACGACTACAAGGCGTCCATCGAGAACATCAACCCGGCGCTGGCCCGCACCACCCAGCTGTCGGCCGGCCTCAAGCAGGTTTGGCAGAACACCATCGGGGTTGCCGTCAGCGCCTCAGAGGCCAACGAGGCGTACGCCAAGTCGTGGGACGCCCTGTCGAAGTCGGTCAAGGACAACGGCACCAGCCTCGACATCAACACCACCAAGGGTCGGGCCAACCGCGACGCCCTGGAAGAACTGCTGCTCGCGAACAACGAGTCGTACTTCGCGAACGTCGCCAACGGCATGTCGATCGACGAGGCCCGCAAGCAGCACGAGAAGCGCACCAAGGCGATCGAGAAGGAAACCACCCGCACCTTCGGCAACAACAAGACCACCCAGGACCTGATCAAGACCTACGGCAAGATCCCGCCGGACAAGCACACCAAGGTGCTGCTCGACGGCCTCGCCACGATCGCCGACAAGCTGCAGGCGTTGTACGTCTCGCAGCGGGCCCTGGCCGAAGGCAAGACCATCGCCGCGGTCCGCAACGAGGGCAAGGCCGCGATGCGGTCGCTGACCTGGCACGCCGGTGGTTGGACCGGACCGGGCCCGAAGATGCAGCCGGCCGGTGTGGTCCACGCCGACGAGTACGTCATCCGCAAGCAGTCCCGGCAGCAGATCGAGAAGCAGCACCCGGGGCTGCTCGAAGAGATGAACGCCACCGGTCAGGTCCCTGCCGGCTATGCCGTCGGTGGCCACGTCATGCCGGTCGAGACACGGCGCGGCATCCCCATGCACACGAACCTGCGCAAGTCGTGGGTGCCGTCGAAGGAATGGGCGCTGTCACGGGTCATCCCGAAGTTCGGGGACTGGCCGTCGTCGCCGTCTGCGCAGCGCGGTGACTCCGGGGTGTGGCGCAAGATCGTCGCCCTGATCCAGTCGACCGGCCCGATGTCCGGGTCGTTCGGCAACGCATATCGCCCAGGTGACCCCAAATGGCACGGATCGGGCCGTGCGGTGGACTGGATGGGGTACGGCCAGGACCGGCTGGCGTCGTTCCTGGCGAACAAGCGCCCGCTGGAACTGATCCACCGCACCAATTCCCGCGATTACGCGTACACCCGCGGCCAGAACAAGGGCTCGTTCAACAACGCCCTTATGGAAGCGCACCGCAACCATATTCACATTGCCATGCAAAACGGTGGAATCATCCGCGAACCGGTCCTCGGAGTGGGGGCGTCGGGGGCCACCTACTCGTTCGCCGAACGCGGCCCCGAACGGGTCCTGTCCGCCGCTCAGACCGCCGCCGGTGGTGGCGCCGGGTCGGTGACCATCAACATGCCCATCACCGTCGCCGCCGGCGCCCACCCCGCCGAGGTCGGCCGGCAGGTCGTGGCGCACCTGTCGGCCTACTTCGAACGCGGAGGTCGCATGGTCGTCCACGGAAAGCCGGTCCTGCCGTGACCCTGCCCGACATCCGCATCGAGATCGGCTTCACCAGCACGCTGGTCGCCGACGACATCTTCGTCGTCGGCGACCCCGAACGCGGCAAGGTCGGCATCGCCGAGATCGGCCCGGACGCTATCTGGGTCCGCCTCGACAACGCCACCGTGGTGCAGTCCTGGTCGTTCCGGCGCGGCGTCAACTCCGGCGACCAGCCGACCCGCCGCTACGAACCCGGTACCGCCACGGTGGTGCTGCACGACCCGAACCGTGACTTCGACCCGGAGAACCTGTCCGGGCCGTACGTCACCGCTGGAATCACCGAGGTCGAACCGGAACGCCGGCTGCGGATCCTCGCCGAGTGGAACGGCACCGTGTACCCGCTGTTCTACGGCTACGTCGACGACTGGTCACCCGACTACCAGGGGTCGTTCTGGACGTACGTGACCGTCACCGCCACCGACGGTTCGAAGCTGCTCGACAAGGACCGGCCCCTGCCCAGCCTCATCGCCGGGTCCGGGGAGTACAGCGGCGCCCGGATAGGTCGGATCCTCACCTCGCTGGGCTGGCCCACCGCCGACCGGCAGATCGACACCGGCGCCATGACGTTGCAGGGCACGGAGCTGTCCGGCAACGGCATGTCGGAGCTGCAGCTGGTTCAGGACACCGAGCTCGGTGAGTTCTTCATCAACCCTGACGGCAAGGCCACGTTCCGGGATCGGCTGTCGATGCTGACCGATCCCCGCTCGACCACTTCGCAAGCAACGTTTGGCGACGGCGGGTACGACGCCACCGGTGAATTGCCGTACGCGGACACGAAGATGTCGAGCCTCGTCGACGGGCTCGTCAACAGTGTGACGATCACTCGGGTTGGTGGCACCCCGCAGCAGGCCACCGACACCGACAGCATCGCCCGGTACATGGAACGCACCTTCGAGCGCACCGACCTGCTGCAGATGACCGACGTCGAGGCGCTCAGCCACGCCGAGGCGGTGCTGTACCGCCACCGGCACCCGGATCGCCGGTTCGCTGAGATCTCTTTCCTGCGGCCGTCACCGGACATGGACGACGTCATGTGGCCGACGCTGCTGGGCCGTGAGTTCGGCGACCGCATCACGATTCTGCGGCGCCCAGCCGGCGGTGGTGACCCGATCCAGCAGGACTGCTTCATCCGCGGCGTACGGATGGCCTCAGACGGCGAGCGGTGGGACACCGCGTTCGTGCTGGAGAGCGCCCACGCCTACTCGTTCTTCACCGTCGGCCACCCCGAGCTGGGTCAGGTCGGCGTCTACCCGGTTTCCTACTGAGGGGGGTCCTCTGTGGCCAAGCCTGTCTACGCAACCGGCGACGTTCCCACCGCCGACGAGTTCAACGACTGGCTCGTCGGGGTGAACTTCGCCCGCAAGCTGTCCGACACGTCAGTGACCAGCTCGACCACCCTCATCGTCGACGGCCACCTGCAAGTCGCCGTCGACGCGAACGCGGTGTATGAGCTGCGGTCGATGATCATCTACGACGGTGCCGCCGCGGCCGACCTCAAGCTCATGTACTTCTGCCCGGTCGGCACCACGTTCGACGGCATGGGATCGATCATCGAGAGCACCGGGTCGAGCTACACCGACGTCCACCTGCCGCCGTACGCCGAGAACGGCAGCGGTGTGTGGGGGTGCAACGGTGCCGGCGCCACGATGGTCGGCTACGTCAACGGTCTGGTCGTCACCGGTGTGACCGCCGGGACGATCCAGGTGCACTGGGCTCAGTTCGTGTCGAACGCGACACCGACCCGCCTGTTCACCAACTCGTACCTCAAGTTGAACCGGGTCGAGTAATGGCCGACTTCGCTGCCCGGTACCTGGTCTACAACACCCAGGCGTTCCAGGTGCGGGTCGGGATCGCCGTCACCCGCGTCGCCCTGGAAGTCGCTAACGAAACCGTCGCCAAGCCGGTGTGGGCGCGTAAGCGGTGGGAGCTGTCGCGGTACGTGCTGGCCGACCCGATCGGCGTCACCCAACGGTTCGCGCTGCTGCTGGCATCGCAGGACGTGCCGGTCGACGAGCCCGACGAGGCCCTGCAGAACAAGGTCCGTGACGTGTGGGACGCCGCCGCCGGTGTCACCCCCGAAGACCGCGGCCAATAGCAGAAGGGGGCTGGGCATGGTGATGAACCCACGCACCCACCCGCGCGGTGCGCCGCCGGACTTCGGGCTGCCGCGCCCGAACCCGAACCCCGCCCGGATGACCGACGCCCTGTGGTGGTTGGTCTGCATGCGGCTGGCCCTGGAGCCGCTGTCGGAGAACGGCGGCACGTTCGCCGACAAGGCGGGTTACCACAACGTCGGCGGGGACCTGCCGGATTACGGCCTGGGCGACCCTCGCACCGATCACTCCATCCGCCGTGCCCCGGACCGGCGCGGCCCGCACTGGCGCACCAAGTGCGCTGCGCACGACTGGACGTTCACCAGGGCGCACACCGGCAACTACACCGAGATCAACAAGTACACCAAGCGGCTGGTCAAGGCGATGAGTTCGCTGACGGACCTGCGGCCGGACGACGTGTACGCCTACACCATCGGCCAGGTCGACGGCGACCGGGTGGTCGAGGGGTGGAACGAGTACACCGACGACCCGGAGACCGGGGACTCGTCGCACCTGTGGCACCGGCACGACTCGTTGCGCCGCAACATCATCGGCGACTTCTGGTCCATGTGGAAGGCCCTGACGATCGACATGGGGTGGACGTACGCCGAGTGGCAGCAGTCCGTGACACCGAGGGAGGAAGAGGTCGTGCGGAAGGAAGACATTGACCTGATCGTCAAGGGGGTCACCGCCGCGGTCACCAAGGTGGTGACCGCCGCTGTTGCTGAGTCGGTGACACCGGAAGCGATCGCCAAGGCGGTCGCGGACTACCAGGTGTGGAACCCGTACTCCAAGCGGATGCAGCCGCTGCGAGAGATCTGGGGGTGGACACCGTCGGCGTCGTGGCACCAGACCACCCACGCCCTGCTGGCCGACCTGGCGGAGCTGATCGCGAACACCGACGCCGCCAACGACGAGCAGACCGCGGCGATCCACGCGAAGGTGGCCGAGATCCGGGACCTGCTTGCGGACGTGCAGCCCGAACCTGACCCGGACCCGGCGGTGTAGCCATCCAATGATTGTCGACCGCCCCCGGGTGGGGCGCCGTGGTGAGGTGCTGCTGTTCTTTGCCCTGCTCGACGGGGTGTTCGCCTACGCGGTGTTCAACCCTCGCCGGCCGCTGAACCCGCAGTACGTGTGGCTGGACAGCGTCCTGCCGTTATGGGTGTGGGGCACCTTGTGGGCGGTGACCGCTGCAATCGCCCTGGTGTACGCGTTCCAGCCCCGAGACACGCTCGCGTTCACCGTCTGCATTTCCATCAAGGTCGGTTGGGGGTTGCTGTCGCTGTTCGGCTGGATCGCCGGCGCGGATGACCGCGGCTACGTCTCGGCGATGATCTGGCTGGGGTTCGCGTATTTCGTGTTTCGCGTGGCAGGTGGGATCCCGGGACCCGGTCATGAAGCCGACGACCGGGAGCAGCCATGGATCCACTGATTGCCGCCGCCTTGGCGGCGTTGGGGGTTCTCGGCGCTTCGTGGATCACCGCCCGGGTGTCCAGCCGCAAACAGCGGGCGGACACGAACATGCAGATGATCGACCAGCATCAGGAAGACATCAGGGAGTTACGAGCGGAACGCGCCAAGGACGCCCTGCGCATTGACCGCCTGGAAAGGATCGCCCGCATTCAGGGCGATTACATCGGCGAGCTGCGGCGGCACATCGCCAACGGGGACCCACCACCGCCACCACCGTACCCCAGCGGACTGATCACCTGATCTGCCGTGGAGTCCTGGTTCTGCATCGTCTTGATCGTGCTGGCCGGCTGCGTCTCGTTCACCACCTTGTACATCCAGGTGATCATGCTGCCGTCCAAGCACCACCCCCGTCCACATTGGAGGTTCATCATGAACCGAGTACGTAAGGCCATCATGGCCGGCGTGGCGGCGTTCGCCACCGGCCTTACCACCGCCCTGGTCAACGGCGACCAGCCCGCTACCACCGAGGGCTGGGTCAGCCTGATCGCCGGCTGCCTCGCCGCCGCCCTGGTCGCCGGGGCGGCCACCTACCGGGTCCGCAACGCCGGAACCGTCAACGGTTCCGACCCCCAGCCCCTGCACTGAGGCACCACATAGGCACCACATACACAAAGGCGCCCCACCAGACCACTGGCAACTGGTCTGGTGGGGCGCCTTTTCCCTGTGCTGGCGAGAAAGGGTCAGTGCGCGCCGGGCTGGGGTGGCGGCGGGGGTGGCGGCGGCGTGGGCGGGGAACCGGGATACGTGGGCGGCATACCTTCAGTGCTCATGGCTACGGTCTCCTGCTAGTTTCCGGGCTTGGGGGTGGGACGTGGCCGCGGGGGTGCGGGGTCGCCGATCGGGCCAGGTGACGTCGTCATGGTCGTTCCTTCCAGTCGGGGGCGGCTGGACTGGGCTGGACACGGCTTCGTTGCCACACCCAGCCCAGCCCGGCCATGATAGTCACGACGGTCAGGCCCCGCAGTACGCGGACCTTCACTGAACTCGACACCCGAACAGTGTAGGGCACTTATCGACCGGTCTGGGGGGCGTCCTCACCGGGCTTTCTACGGGGCTTCTGCAGCGATCGAGCCGCTGCGTGCTCGGCCGCCGACCGCTCACACGTGCCGTTGTACGCGCAGATGTCGTTGTACTTCTTCGGGTTCGAACCGGCGTACCGGCGGAACTTGTGGCCCGTGATCTTCGGCGCCTCATCGGCGGTTGCCACGACCCCGCTCAGCCTTCTTCTTGGCCGCTGCCTTCTTCGGTGCCGCCTTCTTGGCCGGCCTGGGCCTCGGCTGACCGTCCGGGACCTTCGGCAGCCCGGGACGGCCCCGCCCCGGCAACGAGGCCCGCACCTCGCGAACCTCACCGAGCTGATACACGTGCCCCGCCCGTTCCCCGAGGAACCGGTGCTTCACCAACCCCTTCATCCGCATGTCGCACAACGTGCTGTCGGAGATACCCATCAACTTGATGATGGTCTTCGACGGCAGCCAGTCGGAGTCGTCGTAGTCCAACTCCACCGGCTCCCGAACGTGCCAGTCCTCACCCCACTCGGTGAAGCGCACGTCCAGGTCGCGGACCTGGTCCGACGGGCCACCGGCCAACGCTTTGTCGACCAGCCGGACCATGTCCGGGTTCGTTGTCTGCATCAAACCCCGAACCCGGTTCATGAGGGTGTTCAGCAACGCCTCAGCCGCCTCGGCCCGCGCTTGCTGCTCCATCGCCGCGGCCCGGTAGGCGCGCGCCACCTCCCGGGCCTTCGCCGGCACGGACGCGGTCGGGTCCGGTTCCCACACCCGCCGCAGCCGACCTCCGATGCCCGGTTTATTCACTAGCGGCCTCCGCGAGGTTATCGATCTCGCCCACCAGCGACCGCGGCGTCGCGGACGCGTTGGGCCCACGGTCGGCGCAGATCAGGAGCTCCGGCAGGTCCGCGCCGTCGGCCCACCGCATCCGCCGCACGTGCTTACCGGTCACCAGGTTGTTCCAGGCGGTGATGACGATGCCGAGCTGATCGATCGGCCGAGGCATCCTCCCCTTCTCCTTCTTCTCACTCATGGTGGTGCGCAGCGCCTGACGCGGGTCGTCGTCGTCGAGCATGTACCGGGTGCCCTGCCGCACACCGTTGATCACACCATGCCAGAACGCCTCGACGAACCGGTTGTCGAAGCCGTTGGCCGTCCCGATCAGGTAGTACGCCGCAGCGAGCACACCGTTGCTGAGCGGAATCTTCCGGGCGTGGGTGTTCGCGATCTGCGCCCCCTTGCGCAGGTGGTCCTTGCCCTCCTTGAGCACTTCCATGGAGTCGATGTTGGTGAGGCGCTTACGGATCCGGGCCCGGGGGTCGCGGCTGCGGAACGCGGTGATCAGCCGGGCCGCCGTCTGCAGCGTCCCGCCGTGCTTCTCGCCGGCCTGGGTGAACAGCTGGTTGGCGTTACGCAGCAGCACGTCGTCGATCGCCGCGAAGTTACGGGGGTCCATGCCGACGAAGAACGCCGCAGGCACCCGCAGTTCGTTGAGCAGTTCACCCTTGTCGTTCAGGATGCCCTGGTAGGAGGACCCGTCCTCGATCAGCGCTTCACGCTCTAGAGGATCCATCTCCCGCAGCTTGTCCAGCAGTTCCTGGGCGGCGACGACCGCGGCCAGGCGGTGCTGACCGTCCTGCACCATCGGCTTGGGTTGGCGCCGGTCCATGGCCATGCCCTGGTGGGTCAGGTACCACTGCCCGGAGACGATGACGTCACGGTAGAACATGATCCGCGTTTCGGACTGCGGCCGGTTCGAGCCGGGCCGCCCGGCACCGCCAGGAATGTTGTGGTGCTCCAGCAGGTAATCGGCCAGCGAGGCGTTGACCCACACCCACCGCATCTGCGGCGCCGGATGCGCCTCGACGAACCAGCTGAGCGGCAGGTCCTCGGGTTCCACCAGGTACGGGCCGGCCGCCCGGATCAGCGCGGCACTGTTGTTGCCGTTGCGCTTGGCGATCTGCTCAGCCTTCGCGTCCGCTGCTTGGCGTTCCTGGGCCAGCTTGGCCTTACGGTCAGCCGCATTCTGCCTTTTCAGTTCCTCTTCTGCCACAAGGAGGCCGCAGTTCTCCAGCTCCTTGAGCATGTTCTTCGCCGACCATGCCCCGTCGCTCGGGGAAAGGTGCACCACCCGAGGGCCTTCGGGGGTGAACACCTTGACGCCGTCACCGGAGTACTCGGTTCTCCACCCGACTTTTTCGCACCGCTTCACCATTCGAAGTTGTTCTGCCTGCCGTGATGCCATTTCACGTTCCTCTCTCGCTGGTTTGAGCCAGGCGTACATGGTCTGGACGGCGACGTGGTATTTCTTCGCAAGGTCGCCGACGGTCGCGCCGTCGAGGAATTCCTCCCTCGCCTGGTCTCTGGTTTCTTCGTTGTTGTACCGGCCGGATGGGCCGCACCATTCGCTGATGGCCTTGCGGCTGACACCGTATCGCCGTGACAGTTCCGAAATGCTCACGCCAGCCCGGAACTCGGCAACGACCTGGTCTTTGAATTCCTGGTCGTAACGGGTGTGGGTGCTGTGGTCGGTCAGATCGGGCAGGTCCTTCAGCCGGTCGACGAGGTTGTAGATACCTTTCGATGTAGCCCTGCGGCTGTTGACGTAGGTCTCTGCCTCACGTCTCTGCTCCCCTCTCAGTCTGCGTCTGATCTCCTGCAGTGCCTTGGTCCGGAGGGGTCTGGTGACGACGTCGACACCTGGGGGCATGGTGCACCGTCCTTCCAGCTTAGAGTCTGGCACTCATGTGCAGTGCCGCGCAGTGTAGATTATTGATTGTGGTGAACGCCACCACCCCACACGCCACCCCCCTCCACGGCATGATGCATACTTTCCCTCTCCCCGCGCGGTACCCGCCCAGTCGAGGGGGTTCACTGGGCGGCGAACCTTCGCTGCAGGGAGACATCGGGGGGTGGCCGGTTCCGGGGGGTGTTCCGGGAGGGCGCCGGCCACCCCCCGAAAACCCTCACCTCAAACACTGCGAACACGTCACCTCCTTCGTGGTCAACACCGCACCGAGCTGACCGAGCAGCACCCGCCCGCACCGCGCCCGGTACGTCCGGCCGATCACCGAGTCACCCACCGCGTCGAGCAGCTCGTGCACGTCGTACACCCCCCGCCGCTTGACGTACCGCACCCCCGTCGCGACCCGCTCGATCACATCACCCGGCACCGGCGCCCTCCTCCTTCTCCTCGGCGTTGACCTCCAGCCCGATCGTCAGTCGCAACCCCAACGCCTCAGCCCAACGCACCAACGTTCCCACCAACGGGTCAGAGCGGCCGTTCTCCAGCTGCGACAGGGTCGACTGGTTGCTCTCCATGATCTCGGCCAGAGCCCGCTGCGACAGCCCGAGGACCTGCCGACGCGTTGTCAGCCCGGCCCGCACCTCCGCCGGCAGCTGACACCCCTTCACCGTCCTCAATGCCCTAGGCATCCGTTCGCCTCTCCTCCCCCGGCCGACCGGCCAGGTGTCTGGCCGCCTGAAGGCGGCGTTTACGTTCCCGGCGCGGCAACGCCAGGTACTCGACCACCGGCAGGCGCAGCAACGCCGCATTGTCTGCGTGCTGCTGCGCCTGCCGCCGAACACTACGGCCGTTGCTGCTCACCACCGACGCCCGAGCATCCAACCCGCAACTCCGGTGCAGGCCAACCCGAATCCGAGCAGCACCCACCCCATCCATGACGGCGCCTTCGATGCACCGAGGATCAACTCGACCACGGTGTCACCAGTCCCTTGCCGTTCGCGATGTGCACAGCGTGTGCTTTGTTCCGCGCACCCAGCACCGCCCGGATGCTGGTCATGTACTTCTTGATCGTGTCCTCGGCCAGGCGCAACTCCCTACCGATCTCCGCGTAGGTGCGACCGTCGGCCACCCGCTGCAAGATCAAGATCTGCCAGTCCTCCAATCGCACCTCCTCAGCCATGACGTGGCCGATCCTGCCCATACGTATCCTTGTAGTGGGCGTCGAGCAGCTCCGCCGAGATCGGCCGGACCCCGAGCAGCGCGTCGCGCTTGATCTCCTGCTGCGTCTGCCCGGTCAACGCCGCCTGGTGTGCGATCGCCGCCTGCACCCACCGCAACTCCCGGGTGCCATCGGCAACGTAGTCGTTCATCGGGTCCACCGGCCGGCGGCGCAGCCCGACCAGCCCGGCCATCACCTGCGCCGTGTCCGGACCAGCCTGCTCACCATCCCCATTGCTTGCTAGCAAGCTTGCTAGCACACCAGGGTCCTGGTCATCCCCCGCACCAGCCGGCTGTTCCTGCTCGAACACCGCAGCCTGCTCCAACGACCCCCGCCCGCGCCGCGGCGGCGGGGTCGCCGGGTTGTCATCCACCACCGGTGGCGGCTCACGTCGCGCGCTCACGCCTTCTCCTCCTTCAGCAACATCTTCACCAGGCCCTCGAACTGTTCGAGGATGTCCTTCATGCTCGGGTCGCTCGACAGCGGCCGGCCAGCGTCCTGCAGCTCCGCGATCCGCGCCCGCAACGGCACCCGCAGCAACGCATCCGGCAGCGTGTCCACGAACTGCGCCTCCCGGATCCCATGCAGGTTCGTGCCACGGACACGGTTCACGATCACCCCCGCCACCCGCGCGTTCGGCACACCCAGGTCGTCACGCCACTGCTGGACGTAGTCGACGGTGCGGCGGGCCGACGCCACAGCGTCGTACTCGGGCTCCAGCGGCACCAGCACCACATCACCGGGGCCGTCCAGCGCCGCGAGCGACAGCGTCGTCAGGTGCCCCTTCAGGGTGGGCGGGCAGTCGATGATCGTCAGGTCGTAGCGGTCGTCGACGCCGAACAGCGCCCGCCGCAGCCGGTAGTGGGCACCCGGCTGCCCCGCCTCCAACGCCCGATCCTCCAGGTCCAGGTTGGCGGGCAGCACGTCGATCGCGAGGTGCTCGAACCCAGCCCACCGGTGGCCGTGGATGTAGTTGGACGCCTCGCCCTGCTGCACTCCCATCTGCAGGCACGTCGTCAGCGTCTTCGTCGACCGCACTCCCAGACGCCGCGTCGCGTTCGCCTGCGGGTCCATGTCGACCACCAAGGCCTGCTTGCCCATCCGGGCTGCCGCCTCGGCCAGGACAAGGGTGATCGTCGACTTGCCGACCCCACCCTTGTTGTTCAGCACGTCCAACCGCAAACTCATGCCTGCCCCTTCTGCTCACGCGCCTGCTGTAGTTCCTCGTCCGACACCTGCACGACCCGGAACACCCGCACCATCTGCTCCTCGTCGTCGTCGGCGGTGGCATCCCGTTCAGCCACCGCGTCCACCAGCAGGGGGTGGAACGTCACCATCGATTCCTCCATCACCCCGTCCGGGTACCGCAGGGTCACCATGAACATCTCGTTCAGTTGCCCAGCCACTGACCCCACCCCCGCGTTGGACCCGACCCGCGGCGGCGGCGGCGCTCCCGCCGGTTCGCCGGCGCCTGCTCGGCGTACACCCGGGCCATGCCGGTGTAGTCACCCCGCAACCCCTCAGGGACCTTCATCGTCGGTGCGTTGCAGCCGGGCTGCCACCGGGCCCCTTCCAGCCGCCACCGGCAGCCCGGCTGCCGGTCCGACAGCGACACCATGTCCCCGCACCGGCACCGCGCACCGCGCAGGATGCGGTGCGCGAGGCTCAGCGCCGCGGTCGCCGGAGACGTCTGCTCCTCGACGGAGATCCGTGCACCCCTGTACTTGGCGAAGGCGAACCAGCCGGCCTGCTCGGACGGCACATCCTCGCGGACGAACCCGATCTCCACACCGGTGGCCCCAGCCCGCCCGGCCAAGTCCAGGCAGGCCTGCACCAGGTCGTCGTTCTCCAATGTCATGAGCCCCTTGCCTCCTGAACATCGAGCTCCACGCGGACCACGTCCACGCTGCGGGGTGCGCTGATACCCAGCTGCACCTCACCCTTCTTGATACCGACCACGATCACTTCAACGTCGTCGCCGATACGCACGGCTTCGTCTATGCGGCGCGACAGCACCAGCATCAAGCGGCCCCCTTTTCGTTCGCGGTGTTCTCGGTGATGCCACCGGTCTGGCGGCGCCACCCGCGCGGCCGGCGCCCGGCGCAGCCGGTGCGGCTGCACGCCCCGGGCAGGTTCGAGCAGTCACGACACACCCAGCGGCGCCGGTCGGCGCCGGGCACCAGCTCGAACACCAACCCGTCACGCTTCAGCGTCAGCGCCGGCCGGGTCACGACACGCTCTTTGGGCAGTGCACGTGGACGTGGCTGTCGTCGTGAGGCAGGTACGCCTCCCCCATACGGATCGCCCTGTCGCAGCGCGTGCAGGTGCGACCGTTGTCGTGGGCGACCTTCCAGTCCCGGCGAACGTACACGTCGAGATCCGGCTCCAACGCGATCCGGTAGTACTCGTCCTCGACCGGCAGGATCAGGTAGTTGTCTGAGCTCGGGTCGTAGGTCAGCGCCGCCACCGGAACCTGAACGTCGTTGATCACGATCTTGACGTCGTTGTCGCGGGTGCGGGAGAAAAAGTCCTTGAACCCGCGGCTCGTCATTGGCTCGGTCTGTGTATCGTTTCGCACGGGAGATGGTCCCTTCATCTCTGTGTTCGTGGGGTCCACGGTGCGGTGCTGCCTCTCCATCACCCGCACCGCGGGCCCCACCTTTCCTGTGTCCTGGACTTTCAGTGGGGGGTCGGGGGCCGTACCACAGGCGGCTCACCGATGTACGGCCGCATCATGTGCTTGAGGTCTGTGGTCGGTCGGTCTTCCAGGCTATGTCTGCCCGGTCGGGCGGGGGGTGTGTCGTCGGGCACTGACGCCACCCCGATCAGCGGCCCGACAGCGGCCGGGTCACGCTCCGGTTTGCGGGGCATCGGGTCCGTCGGCACGATCCGATCCTCACCGAAAGCGAGGCCGACGACACCGCGGATCAGAAACCCCACGATCACACCGAGGACGAAAAGTCCCACGGCTATTCCAGCGATGATGGGCTTGGCGTATTCCACAGTTCGGTTCCTTCCGTTTAGCAGATCCCCCGCGCCTCAGCGTTTCTTTGGTTCATTGAGTTGTTTCATCCACTGATTCAGGGCGACCTCACCGAGGCGGGCCGCCAGCAAAACTGCGATTAGCCACGCCAGCGCCGCCCACAGCCTGACTGTCACCAGGTTCGCGACGAGCAGTACCAGCGCCACCACGCCGGCCAGCGCCGCCGCCCGCATCCGCCACATGGCGTCCTTCAGCGGCATCACCATCGTGGCGACAACCAGCAGCGCGTAGACGCAGGCGGCTTTGGTGTTCACTCAGACTCATTCACGGTCGGCGCGGCGTGTTCGGCTTCGGTGTCTGCGTACTCGGCCGCGGCTTCGGGTTGCTCGGCTGCTGCGGTGGACGTGACGACTAGCACTCAATCCTGGTCGTCCACCGGCAGAGTGCGGCGCGTCATCTTGTCGTACGGGTCGTATCCCGCAGGCGGGTTCAACGCCCGGTCGACGAGCTCGGCCAGCTCGTCCGGCAGCTCCACCTCCCTCGTCTGTCCGGTCTCGTTGTCGACCTCAGTCCACTTCGCCATCGGCGTCGTCGGGTCCTTTCGCTCGGTGTTCCCGTTCGGCAACCACTGCCTGAACCAATGCGGGGAAGTTCGTCGGCGTCGTACACATGCGCAGCATCGACGCCACCAGGATGTCGGCGGTCACACCCCGCAAACCCAAACTCAACTCGCCGGCGACCCGCGCCTGGACCGTGTGAAACAGGTCGTTCGTACCGGTCTTCAGTCGCACATTCGGCGATGAACTGGCCACGCGATAAACTCCCGCCCCCTCGGTTCCGGACAATCCACCCCACGATCGCATAGACCCGGGCTGTGATGTCAGACCACGGCCATCCCCATCTGCGATCAGTGCCGCGAATATCGAACCGATGATGACGACCACCGCCACAACCGTGGCCGTGTTCACGGCTCCACCACTTCCTCCACCTCGGAGAACACCGCGAACTCCAGCTGGAACGTGCGCGAACACCCGGCACACGTGAACACCGTGGTGATCCCAGTTTCATCGAGGTGCGCGGACCACCCATCGCAGTACTCGCAGAACGCGCTCACCTGACCACCACGCAGACTGCGCCGGAACACCACCTTGAACGTGTCCCGCAAGCGGTGCACCATCAGCGACCGCAACTCGTGGGCCGGCGGGCTGTCGTTCCTCTTCGGCCGCCGCGACACCCTCGTCGACAGCCGGTGGTCGTCGTGCTTCAGCGGCATGGGTGCCACACCAACCTCGCGTCGGTGTGCGCGGAGCAGCACCGCAGCACCCGCACCTCTTCCCGGGTGGTCATGTCCCGCTGCGGGAACAGGTGCACCACCGCCTGATCCGCGGCCAGCACCACCGGCAGCTGCTGCCCGGCCAACTCGTCGAGGACCTCGATCGCGTCGTCGACGGTCAGCGGGCGCCGCACCGGCAACATCAGCACATTCACAACAACCCCTCCTTGGGTTCGGTCACTCATCGGGGATCTGCACCCCGAGAGCGTCGGCGACGTGTTCCACATGAGGCACCGCGCCGTACCACTCCCAGTGCTCCAGCTCCCGCCTCACGCGTCGCAGCGCCTCGGCAACTGCGGCATCCACCTCGGCCCTGGTGTACGTCGGTTGTTCCTTGTCGTCGGTCACACCGTCCATTAGAGATGGACCCTTCAACGAAATCTGTCGGTGGCCCGGATCGTCTCAGGTGGATGTTCGGCCAGGCCGGTGCGGCCACCGGTGCCGACCCGCCGGCCAGCTGGCCGGGGAATCCTCGCGAACGCCCGCCAGTCGTCAGCCAACCACCACCGTTTACCGGTGACCGGGTTCCTGAACACCACCGGCAGTAGCCGCGGGTACGCCCGCGCCAGCTGACCGATGCGCTGCCGGGAGACGCCAAGGTGGGCCTGAGCCTCCGTGGCGCCCCACAGCTCACGACCCCCGCTCACGACCCGGGGAACGAGGAGCCGATCTCCGACAGGTTCTTCTGCAACTCACTGACCGCAGAGCCCACGGTCCAGAACACCATTCCCAACGTTCCCGCCACCGTCACCAACCCGGCGGCGAGGGTCGCCCGCCACACCCGCACGTCCTGCGGGAAGACCGCGGAGTACACGGCGCTGATCAGGAACAGCACGGCGGCGGACCAGAAGAAGATGGCCGCCAGGTGCAGATCGTTACTCACAAATCCCTCTTTTCTTCAGATGTTGAATTCGAACCGGTATCGCTCGCAGCGCGCTCAGCACGCATCCCAGCCTGCGCGGCGGTATAGAACGGATTGCCCTTGTCGCCGGTCGCATCGGGGTCGCAAGACCAGCAGCAGCACCAGCACGACGAAAACTGTTCGTGCTCCGGGTCTGCTTCCACCTGGGCGTCATGCCACTGCTGGGCGTCTGCTTCCACCTGGGGAATGTCAGCCACGATTCACCCCGCCTGAATACGGCGCGGTAACCGTGTCGTCCGGGCCGTGGGCATCACGGGGCTGGTGGCAGTGGATGCACGGCCCGTTGTAATCGTCGGGCACGTCCTCGATCGGATCGCCCTCGTACCAGCTGCACGCTGAGCCCGTCAGCTTCGGCGCGCTAGCCGTGGACACGAAGTGCCCGCCGGTGAACGCCCGCCCGTCCGGGCTCAAGGTCGCGTTTTCCAGATGGCCCACCACCGACAGGTCGCATGCCGAGCACTCGGCGACGGCGGACTCGACGGCGGACACCTTGATCTGCGCGCCCGCCAGCGAGAACGTGCCAAGCGGCTTGGCCGTCAGCACCCGGCGGACGCTGATCGTCCCGGACGCCTGGCAGCGAGGGCAGTCAGCCCTGATCTCGCGCGCGGTCATCGGTCTCCTTCCCTTGGGCAGGTCGGGGCAGGTTGGTGACGAACTGGATGACACCGTCGGGGCCTTCGCGCATGACGGTGAGCAGGAGCTCGCCCTGGAGGTCCGAGTTCAGCAGACCGTTGGTTCCGGGGTGCTCGCGCAGCCGGGCCATGAGGAGCAGGGCGGCCCGGTCGGCGTCGCCTTCCTTGGCGACGTCGGTGACCCAGCCGATGACGGCGTCGAAGTACTTCTCGGCGCTCACGTGCGGTGGTTTCGGCAGGGTCGGGGGCCGGCCGGAGACTTCGCGGATCAGACGTTCGCGCTGTCCGCGTAGCTGGGACTGGCGGCGGCGTAGCAGCTTGAGCCGCTCGGTCAGCTGGTCCACCTCGCGGTCGAGGTCTTCGAGTTCGCGCAGGGTGTCTTGCAGCCGGGCCTTGGCGGCCGGTTCGGCGCCTTCGTCGTGGGGGGAACCGGTGACGATCAACTTGCCCTCCTTGGCACATGCGTGTCGACAACGTCGACGCTAGCACGACAGGGAAAGGGGTGCGAGTGGACCCCAGCACGGGAACATCACCGGAGCGTGTCGGTCGACGCATGGTCGGGTCTTTTGCGGAAACATGCAGGTCGTGCAGTGCTCCGCGTCACCCTGGGCTCGCTCCCAATGTGGCAAGATCCACATCGGATCGTCACCCAGAGTATAAGGTCAGACCATTACCACAGTGCTGGGCTCAATACCCCATGGGGGGTTTTATCACGGGGCATAACCGCAGCACAACGACCCGATGCCACGACAGTCACTCAACCGTTCGGCCGATGCGGCTCACGCCCTACCATCCTTGCGGAACGTGACGCTACCTGCTTAAGCTTGGCCTTACTGTCCACGGCTCTATCCCGCGGGCACCCGAACATATGTGCTAATTGAACGCGTGTTAAAAGCCCAGGCCCCCATGAATATCCAGTTCACAGGGGACCTGGGCGGTTTCGAACCACAACTTGACCCGAACCCTCTGCGCTCCCAGAGGGCCGAACCGGCGACAGGGCGACTCCACTCGCCCACGCCGTACTTCACCATAACCGTCGACGCACCAGGCCTCAACCAACGGGCACGTGCCAACCGGCGGACGAAGGACGGCACACCCGGTCCGCGCCACAGGCCCTCTCCCACACGCAGGCGGGTTCCCCGCGAATCGTGAGGGAGGGCCGGCCACCGCCATGGCACCCACCGCAGCCGAAACCACCGCAGCCATCCTCCGCAACGCCCGCGCCGCCGAACGCGAACGCCTCCGCAACATCGCCCGCCACCGCTGGCCCGACCTCACCGACGACGACCTCGAAGACAAGGTCCGCGAACTCCAGGTCGAGAAACTCCGCGAAGCCGGCCGCCGAGGCCGCGCCAGCCAACAAGCCAACGCCGTCCTCGGCCGCGACTTGCGCGCCGTACACCCCTGGCTACTCGCCAGCCTCGAAGACCTCCTCACCGTCGTCCGCTCCCTCACCCCCGCCGACGACCAACCCGACACCCAGCCCGAGGTCGCCGCATGAGCGACCTGACCCCCCACGACTACTGCATGCAACAGATCGACGCCGCCCAACACGGCCGCGCCGACAACCAATGCCCCTCCTGCGGCGTCTACCGCACCGACGGACAACCACCTAGGGCCCACCGCGCCTCCTGCGACCGCGACCGCAACCCCCTGCTGCACCCCTACCCCACCCGAGGTGCCGCATGAGGTCCTGCTACGCCTGCCACGAAGCGCCCCGCTACCGCCTCGTCGCCGCCCACCAACCCCTCTGGCGCAAGATGCTGCGCCTGGGCCCCCGCACCTGGGCAGCCTGCGCCGAACACCGCCACGGCCCCCTCACCGGCCACCACCGCCTCTGGCGGACAGCCCATGACTGAACCCACCACCACCCACCAGTGGGAAACCCACACCGAATCCACCGACCCATTCACCGCCTGGCAGCAGTGCCTGCACTGCTCCGCCGCCGCCCGTAACCGCGACGAACAACGCGACCACGACCGGCGAGGCTGCCCCGCCCAGCGGGCGGTGACCCGTGGATAGGCCACCGGAGATCCCCGGGCTGCGCCCCGAACCGGAACGTGACCGGTTCGGCCGCTACCTGCTGCCCACCCCCCACACCGGGGTGATGCGCCCCTGGACCCGGGCCACCACCCTCGCCCACACCCTCGACGACACCACCGCCCTCACCCGGTGGAAGCGGCGGATGGTCCTGCAAGGCGCCGCCGCCGACCCCACCCTGCTGACCACCGTCCCGCAGCTGACCGACGCCCTGATCCTGGCCGACAGCAGCGAGGCCAAGGAACTCAAGGCCGCCCTCGACGCCATCTGCGACACCGCCGCCGACATCGCCGGCGCCAACCAGGGCTCCGGGTGGGGCACCGCCCTGCACACCGTCACCGAGTACCACGACGCCGGTCGCCTGTCCGACATCGACGTCCCCGTCGCCCTGCTGCCCGACCTCGCCGTCTACGAACGCACCCTCGACCACCACCGCATCGCCCGCCCGGTCGAGCACATCGAACGGATCGTCGTCAACACCACCGTGCAGACCGCTGGCACCTACGACCGGCTGCTGCGCCTGCCCGACGGGCGCCTCGTCGTCGGCGACCTCAAGAGCCAGCAGTACATCTTCGACTGGCTCGCCATCGCCATCCAACTCGCCCAGTACGCCCACGCCGACGCCGTTCTCAACCCCACCACCGGAGACCTGGAGGCGCTGCCCCCGGACCTCGACATCACCCGCGGCATGGTCATCCACATCCCCGTGCGGTCCGGCACCTGCACCCTGTACGAAGTTGACCTCGAACAAGGGTGGGAAGCCGCGAAGCTGGCCTTCGCCATCCGTGAAGTACGTGCGAAGTCCCGCCGCATGGGCTGGCCGTGGACCCCACCGCAACACACCCAACTCGCCCTCGACACCGACCGTGTTCTGGAACAGATCAAGAAAGCGACGGACCCGGCGCAGCTGGTGACCGTGTGGCGCACCGCCCTGGCCGCCGGGGAATGGACCCTCGAACACACCGCCGCCGCCGCCGACCGCAAGCGTCAGCTAGGTTCCGCAGCATGACTGACGACTTCAAGCCCACCGCGGCCAGCCTCGCCACCTTCGACCAGATCAAGGCCACCCTCAGCGAGGCCCTCGACGGGCTGCTCGACACCCACTACGCCGCCATCACCACCGACCCGCAGATGGCGCCCAACCCGGAACTGGCCCTCGCGGGCCTCGCGACGTTCCTCGCCCGCGAGGTCGACCACGTCGGCCTCGCCGAACTCCTCGCCATCGCCGTCGACCGGCTCGTCCGCAACCACCCTCGGGAGGAATAACGCATGTTCGAGACTCGCGCACCGGGGGCCCGGTTCACCCGCATCGGTGAGCAGGTCGACGGGATCATCGTCGACGCCCGCCGCACTCAGCACACCGAGTACAAGACCAACATCCCCCTGTACTGGCAGGACAAGCAGGTCGTCAACCACCCGGTCAACCTGCGCACGGGGTTGCCCAACGACCCGAAGCTGCAGTACGAGATCACCATCGACACCGGCAAGCAGGACGAGAACGGCATCACCGAGCGGCGGCTGTTCGTGCGCGGCAAGCGCATGGAGAACGCCCTGCGGGAAGCCGTGGTCGCCGGGGGCGGTGGACGTGACGGGCTGCTCATCGGCGGGCACCTGTCCTGCGCCTGGACCGGCACCGAACCCTCCACCGGCGGCGGCCAGGACGCCAAGTTGTACTCCTTCACCTACCGGCCGCCGGCTGCCGGGGAGGGCCGCAAGCCCGACATGACCCCCGTGCTGGCCGCCGGCGCCGGGGCGTACCCGGACACCGCGTCCATCGTGGACCGGGCCGGGCTGCACGGGCCGGCGCCGACCCCCGAGTTCGCCCTGCGCAAACCCCAACAGCAGCAGGCCCGGCCGGTGGTCACCCCGTACGCCCCGGCCGCGTTCAGCGACGAACCGCCCTTCTAGGCGTCCCTGCCGGTCCGGTCCCGCCCCTGCCCCGTGGGTTGCGACCGGCAGGGACCGGTGTGACCCGGCCGCCCACGCTCCGCCACTCGGTGCGCCTCCGCCATAGGCCCGGTGGTGTCGAGAGGGCGCCGGGTCACACCCCACACCCGACACATATCAAGACATGCCGAGTGATGCCAAGTGCTGAGGAGACGTATCCAGTGATGGTAGGTTCCGGACATGACCGAGTGGATCACCCGCCAGCAAGCAGCCACGATCGCGAACTGCTCCCTACAGACCATCGACGCCCGCAGGTACGACGGGACCCTGCCCTACCAGAAATTCGGCCGGCTCGTCCGCATCCGCAAAACGGACCTCGAAGCGATGCTCAACCCACCCCGGGAGCATCAACGAACCGCCGCCTGAACACAGAAAAGGCTCCCGCGCCAACGAGAGCCTCTTCTTCAGATCCGAAACCCGGAACCCCTGTCACCCCCAAGGATACCGCCATGCCCGCAACCACTCAAGACCTCACCGTTGTCCCCATTTGTCACGCCTGCGAAGCGCTGCGCCACTGGCTACTCATCAACAACCAGACCGCCCTGCAGTTCCGCCTCACCGGCCACCTCGAACACACCCACGAACACGCCCCCCACAAAGCCATGGCCGGCTACGCCGCCGCCCTCCCCCACACCTGCCAGGAGCAGTGATGGCCCGCGGACGGCACCGCCACACCACCGACTACCCCAACACCATCGACGGCGACGCCGACTTCTGGGGCCTCAACCACACCCAACGCACCCACTACACCGACCGCGTCTTCAGCCACCGCTTCCACCACATCCCCCACCCCGGCGAAGACCGCGCCACCCTCTACTTCATCGCCGGCTGGATCAGCTCCACCATCGCCATCACCGCCATCATCTTCTGGCTGCTCGCATGACCAGCGACTACCTCACCACCCACCTCTACCCCCACCACCGCCACGAACTCGACGCCTCCACCATCCACCCCGACGTCATCGCCGAACGCGGCTACCGCACCATCACCCGCCCCACCGCCAACGACCAAGCCCCCCGCCGCGAACTCGAATCCCTCGGCTTCCCCAAATTCGCCACCGAAGAAGACCGCTACTTCCCCGGCCGCCTCACCCCCATCTGGGGCGCCAACGGCCGCGTCGTGTCCTACGAATGGAAGCCCAACGTCGCCGTCCGCACCGCCGACGGCAAAACCATGAAGTACGTCGGCGTCAAGAACCGGCCCACCGACCTCGACGTACACCCCCGCTGGACCCGCGACCGCGGCGCCGACGACCCCGTCCTGCTGCCCTACATCAAAGACGTCACCAAACCCCTCTGGATCACCGAAGGCATCAAAAAGGCCGACGCCCTCACCAGCCGCGACGTCGTCACCGTCGCCCTGGCCGGCGTATGGAACTGGCGCGGCAGCACCGGCACCCACGGCGCCTGGGAAGACATCGCCCTCAAAGGCCGCGAAATAACCATCTGCTTCGACGCCGACACCGTCGAAAAACCACAAATCCAACAAGCCATGAAACGCCTCGGCCGATTCCTCAAAAGCCGAGGCGCAGCCCGCGTCTGGTACCTCGTCGTCCCCGGCGAAACCCGCGGCACCGCCGTCAAAGGCGTCGACGACTACCTCCACGCCGGCGGCACCCTCGACGAACTCATCGAACACCGCACCGGCGCCTGCCCCGAACCCCAAAAAGGCATCAACGAATTCACCGAAGTACGCCTCGCAGAACTATGCGCAGCCGAAGTCATGGAAGGCCACTTCCTCTGCACCGCCGCCCTCGGCTGGCTCCACCAAACCGGCACCCACTGGGCACCCGTCGACGACCCCATCGTCACCGAAGCCGTCCGCCAATGGGTCCTCAGCAAATACCTCGACGCCGTCGAAACCCACAAAGAACGCGTCGCCGCCGGCCAAACCGTCGCCGCCAGCAGCCCCGAAATGGACGGCTGGGCCACCGTCCAATCCCGCACCAAAGTCAGCAACATCACCGCCCTCGCCCGCGGCATCGAAGGAGTCTGGCGCGACGCCGCCGACTTCGACACCGACCCCGACATCCTCAACACCCCCACCGGCGTCATCAACCTGCGCACCGGCGAACAAACCCCCTACGACCCCTCCATGCTCATCACCAAAATCACCGCCGTCGGCTACAACCCCGCCGCCACCAGCATGGACTGGAAAGCCGCCCTCTCCGCGCTACCCGACGACACCCACGACTGGTTCCAAACCGTCCTCGGCGAAGCCATCACCGGCCACGCCTCCGAACGCCTCGTCCTGCTCACCGGCGGCGGCGACAACGGCAAGACCGCCCTGCTCGGCTCCATCTTCCGCACCCTCAACACCTACGCCGCCAAAGTCCCCAACACCCTGCTGCTCAAGACCCGCCAAACCGGCGGCGCCACCCCCGAACGCATGACCCTGCGCGGCATCCGCCTCGCCTACATGGAAGAAACTCCCGAGAACGGCTACCTCGACACCCAGATCGCCAAAGACCTCCTCGACGCCCAGGAAATCGAAGGCCGCCACCTCTACAAGGACATCGTCTCCTGGAAGCCCACCCACTCGATGTTCCTCAACACCAACCACGTCCCCACCGTCACCGACACCGACCACGGCACCTGGCGGCGGCTGCTGCGCATCAGCTTCCCCTACAAGTTCAAGCAGCACGGCGAGGCCCTCGACACCGCCAACGACCGAGTCGGCGACCCCACCCTCAAGCGTCGACTCACCACCAAGGCCGTCCAGGAAGCCATCCTCGCCTGGCTCGTGCACGGCGCCCGCCTCTACTACGGCGGCGGCGCCAGCCTGCGCGGCATGCCCAACCCGCCCAGCGTCGACGCCGCCATCTGGTCCTGGCGGCAGGACTGCGACGTCATCCTCCGGTTCCTCAACGAACGCCTCGACGTCGACCCCGGCTACTACGTCATCGCCTCCGAGCTCTACCAAGAATTCCGCACCTGGCGCTCCGACAGCGGCAAACCCCTCGGCGACGCCGAGTTCAAGAAGCGCATCACCGGCCACTCGGCCCTGCCCGACTACGTCTACGCCGACCGCATCCAGGCCAAGACCCTGCCCGCCGGACTGTCCCGGCCGGCGTGGCGCGCAGCCTCCCCACCCCCCGCCAAGCCGTCGGTCATCCGCGGTCTGCGGTTCACCGACAGCCTCGTCCCGGCCGGCCCCGACAACGACGCCGACGACCAGCCGAAACCAGAACCAGACGTTCCGACCCTCCTCGACGCCCCTGGCGGGGCAGATCCGGGCAGCCCGCCTGAGCAGCCAAAACCAGGCGCGAACCAAGCGCACCAAGCAGTTGGGAACTTTTCCTCATCTACGCGTGGAACTGAAAAAAGTTCCCAACTGCTTGGTTCGCCTGGTTCACACCAAGAGAACCACGCAAACCAGGGTGTCGGGAACTTAGACGAGGTATGCCCTCGATGCTCCTGGCCGACCAATACTTACGCTCACTACCAGTGTCGACGCAGCGAGGAAGGCAACGCATGAGCCCCCGACCCACCGGCCTGCGCCCCATCGGGCGCCCCATTGGGCCCTCCAACCAACCCTCACGGGCCCCCCGCTTCGACGGCACCCTCAACTACCGCGACATGCCCCCGGTCGCCCACCGCAGCGACCTCGCCTGCTCCCCCGACGACACCGCGATCTTCTTCCCCGACGGCCCCACCGTCACCGCCTACAAGAAGGCCAAACGCATCTGCCGCCCCTGCCCCGCCCGCGACGACTGCGCCGCCTGGGCTCTGCGCACCGGCCAACCCGACGGGGTGTGGGGCGGCCTCGACCCCCGCGAACGGCGCAAGCTCCAAGAAAAAAAGGACACACCCCCTCGTGCATCCTAGGAAGGTCTAGACGACGTGACTCCCACCCAACACGCCGCCATGATCGACACGCTCATCCGAAAACTCGTCGAGCACGCCCCACCGCTCAGCGACACCACCAAGGCACGCCTCGCAGCCCTGCTCCGCACCGGAGGAACCCCGTGAACGCCCGCGCCACCGAACGCAGCTGGAACCGGCTGCGCGAACGACTCCGCACCGCCCGCAACCGCGCCGGCTTATCCGGCCCCACCCTCGCCCGCCGCCTCCGCGTCTCCCGCAGCACCATCCACGGCCTCGAAGCAGGCCACGTCTACAGCCGCATGGACACCATCCTCGCCTACGCCCACGCCGTCGGCCTCGACGTCGCCGCCGTCCCACCCCACCTCGCCAACCTCCTCGACCTGGACGCCGCGGACGTTGTCGCCATCCTCCGCGCCGCCCAAACCGCCGCCGACGGACACCGCCTCAACCCCCTACAAGCCCGCCGAGTCACCGACATCCTCAACCGAGTGATCCCGAGGCCCCAGCCATGACCAACAACGACACCGAACTGAGCACCTACGCCGAACTCGCCGACGTCCTCGCCAACCTCGGCACCCTGCTGCGCATGGTCCGCAAGCAGCGCGACATGTCCTTCCGAGAAATCGGCGACATCATCGGCGTCCACCACGCCACCCTCAGCCGCCTCGAACGCCACGTCGGCAGCGCCAGTAACGACACCGCCATCAGGCTGCTGCGCTGGCTCCACAGCCTGGAGACCTAACACATGGCCAACCCCAGCAAGACCAAAGGCACCGCCGCCGAAACCGCCATCGTCACCCTCCTGCAAGCCAACGGAGCACCCCACGCCGAACGCAGAGCCCTCAACGGCGCCCTCGACCGCGGAGACATCGCCGGAATCATCGGCGTCTGCATCGAAGTCAAAAACTGCCGCAGAGACGCCCTCGGCGCCTGGATCGACGAAACCACCATCGAAGGCATCAACGACCACGCACAAATAGCTGTCTGCTGGCACAAACGACGAGGAACCACCGACCCCCGCAAATGGTTCGTCACCATGACCGGCCAACAATTCCTCGACGTCCTACGCCTCACCGGGCACCTACCACCGGAGCAGCGATGACCCTGTTCTCCCTCAACCTCGCCGTCATCACCGACGACGAAAACGTCGCTGTCAAAGTGTGGGAAGTGTTCTCCCGAGCCGGCGCCGGCCTCGCCCTCGATGGCGTCGCCGTCAACAACAGCATCAGCACCATCGACGAAAGCGTCGACGACGAAGAAGGAGACGCAGGATGACCACGGACCTCACCCCCCGACAGATCGAATGCCTGCGCCTGGCCGCCATCGGCTACACCAACACCGGCATCGCCCACCAGCTCGGCATGACCCGCAACACCGTCCGCACCCACCTGCAAGCCGTCCGCGACGCCATCGGCGCCCGCAACACCACCCACGCCGTCGCCATCGGCGCCGTCACCGGCCTCATCACCGCCGACCACCTCCACCAGTGACCGGCCACGTCACCGACTCCCCAGACGACTACGTCTGCACCCGATGCGGCGCCGAACAGTGTCCCCTCTGCGGCGCCTGGTTCGCCGACTACGACACGTTCCTCGACCACCTGGAGCCGGAATGACGTGGCAAGACGACATCCGCGACAACGCCGACGCCCTCACCGACTCCTACCTGCACCGCGAACCCATCCACTACTGGGACCACAGCCGACACCGCCGCATCCGCCACCACATCACCCGCCAACCCGGCCTCCTCGCCCAACTCCACAACGCCGTCACACCCACCACCACACCCGCCGACGGCCAACCCGGCGGCGGCAAACCCGGCAGCCGCCCACCCCTGGCCATCGAAGCCCTCTCCACCCACGACGAAATCACCGCCGCCGTCCGCACCTGGTGCACCTCAATCGGCCTCGAAATCCGGCCGAGAGTCGAATCCAACCTGCGACAACTCGCCGCCAAAGCCATGTCCTTCGACGAACCCACCGCGCACCTGCTCATCAGCGACCTACGCCGATGGCGTCGCTGGTGCCTCGTCATGACCGGCTGGGAACACGTCCGCCGACTCCGCGGCGTCACCTGCCCCCACGCGGACTGCCAAACCCCCGACAGCATCCGCGTCAACCTCACCACCGTCACCGCCCTGTGCCGCGCGTGCGGACAGGTGTGGAGCGAGGAAGACCACACCATCGGCCTCCTCGCCCAACACGCCACCGCCGGCTAATACCCGCGCCGCGGCTCCTCGTGTAGTACGGCTGCCTCAATCTCATTGATGCCCCCGCCGTCCCGGAGAATCTCCCGGACCCGCTCCCAGTCTGTGATCGCAGAATCCGGAACCCGCCACGCCAACACATCGCCGTCGTTGAAGATGGCCGTGGAGGCCAGGCTCGTCGCGTCGGCTCCACTCGGGCACGCGACGAGCGCGTACCCGTCGTCGTTATCGGTCAGCAGTACGTAAACCGTCACAGCTTCCCCCTTTCCGTTCTTTGGCATCCCGACCTGCCTCTCGGATTCTTGAATCGCTTCGGCGGGTTCACGCCGACGTAGATCGCGGCAAGCGCCACGACAATTCCCAGCGCGGGAAAAAGAAGCACCCACGCTCCCATTTGCTCACCTCCCCTGTTCGTCCTCAACCACCGCTTGGTCGTAGCCGTCGACCTGCTCCACGATGCGCTTCGCCGTCGCCCGCCACACCGGCGACCGCTTCCGGTTCCGCGACGCCTGATGCAGCACCTCCAGCAAGAAATCGTGCTCCTCCTGCGATAGGTCCAACGTCAACGTGAACACCCCTCACCTCCTGCGCAAAGGCTGCCGCTCATTCAGCCACCGCATCCGCTCCTTCAACGTCATCGCCCCCACCACGGCAGCTACCACCGCATCCTGCACACCGCCAGATGCGCGCGACAACCGGTCGCCCTTCGCCTGCCTCACCAGAATCCTCCCCGCCTCATCACGAGCCTGCTCGACCAACAGCCGCAGCGTTCGGCGATCCTCCACCCCATACACCGGCGCATTCGCCATAATCTCAAACGCCAAAGGCGGCGCACTCACCACCACAACCTCCACACAAGAAATGACCCGGTTACGAAAAATCAGCTCACATACTCTCCCTATCGGCCCCTATGGCCTGCTCGGCTTCGGTTTCGGTCGAGGGGCTGGCCGCGGCTTTGCCGGCGCCGTGGGGCGCGGTCGTTCCGGCCCTGA